ATTGACCGACAATATACATATGCTTTGTGTGAAGCTACAAGTAGGCGATAATCAGCTTTCCCTTTCTGATGAAAAACTACGATGCAACGTCGTATCTCCCATTTTTGTAACCAATACTTATTTTTGCATGGCTTTTTACCAAATAGATTGCAATACCATTCATATAAAGGGCTTGCCTTCACGATTTTCTTTGCTAATCTTGCTCTCATAAGCTTGTATTTTTAATGCTCTGTTATTCCGTAAACATCGGGTAACTTGCAGATTACATCACCTCCGTAACTATCCTTTGTTAATTCGACAAACTCACGGACTGTTGTGCTACCTCCAAGGTCTATGCCTTTATCCTTGCAGAAACTCACGCGCCCCATTCGACATGAGCCAGTAAGCACGTGATGATAGGCAAAGAGGTCACGATTTGGATATAGTGTATCATACTCAGGGAACTTCTTGCGGAAAGCTTCTATGCGTTCTTCCTCTGTACTGCCGTCATATAACTTCTCTTGCAGAGCGGTGAAAGCATCGTGTAGGGTATTACCATGTGCGAACTTGTTTTGCTCCTTGACAATGTAACAAGGTTCTAGCGTCAAATCACTTTGCAGGACAAAGCCTTGCGCAATGTTGCTGCGAACAGACTTGATAATTGTCTGTATTCCATCTACAATATAGACATGGTTGCCATTTATATTTTTTACGCCATTGCCATCTCCAAAGCCCCATCCATAGCCATCTCCATTGCCATCTCCATAGCCCCATCTATAGCAACAGTCAGAGCCATCTCCATTGCCACCGCCAGAGCCACAGTCAGAGCCATCTCCATTGCCACCGCCAGAGCCACGGCCAGAGCCATCTCCAAAGCCCCATCCATAGCCACCGTCAGAGCCACGGCCAGAGCCATAACCAGAGCCATAGCCATAATTAACGCTTAAAAAAGCGTTAATACGGTCTTCTAACATTTCCATTCTCTTACCTCCTCTATAGACTTGATAGCCTTGTCTGTACAAGGTATAACCTCTATTGCGTCAAGTATCGTGATACTATCGACTATGACTGTAAACTTGCATTCACCAGGACGAGATGTACCTTCCTTGGCAAGCTGAAAGAGCGAAGACGCACCATCCCAATACCACAGACGACGAGCGTTGTGCAACGTCACTTCTCGGCCATTCTGTGATACAAGTGTTCCAAACACTACTCCGCTTCGGTCGCCACGGATGATTACTTTTTTGTTTATGTTTGTTTCCATTGTTTCTATTTTTATATTGTTAGTGTATTAATGCTTGTTTTTCTTTGCGAGTATTTAGCTTTTTATTTAAATAAGTTCAAACTCGTAGACGAAGACGTAGGGGTTGGAGGCCCATGTGCCTTTTCCTGCGATCTTGTCAATGAACAGGGAGTATGGTTTTTTGGCTGTCCCATAGGTGGCAGATTCATCTGTGATGCTGTAAAAATGCGCCTTGTTTATTCTGCTATCAAAATCCACGATACCCTCAGCCAAACAATCCTCTTCGCTGATTTCCTGTAAGTGTTCAGCACGTATTTCGGTGATGCGGATGCGGTGAGGCATAAAGTCTGCCTTAACAAACATTTTGTTAGTCCAACCCTTGGAGCACCTTAATTTGTTGATTTCTTCTTCGTTGAAGCCAACATTACTTACTAAATCGCAGTATGCTTGTGATACGGCAACTTCCTCGCCTATGCAGTAACGTGAATGGGCTATTTCATCAATTCCTCGAAAGAGGGTTGCCCTTCCGATATTTTTTGGTTCGACGCAAATACCGCAATCAATAATGGTGGCATTGCCAGTGTAGGCAATACGTCTTGTCTGTGTCTTGCGACCTTCAAGTACGGCTTGTGTGAGTCTGTACTTATCGTTGAACATAATCTTCTTCATTTTTTATATCTTTAGATTTGCGTCCAAGCCCAGTGCCCAAATGATATGCTGAAGCTCATGGACGTACTTGATAATCCTTACCTTTACAAATAAGAAACGCAAACTACCCAAGCCTACTTGGTAGCCTTTACCGTCACCCAAAGGCTTTAATCCCAATCTGTTTTTTGCATAGACAACAGTGTCTTCCCGCATTTTAAACCCGTTCTTTTCGAGGATTTCGGGGGTAAGGGGGATGGGGTCGATATTGCGACACAATACTCCCCATGGCCATCTGTCGTTTGAAATGGGTTTAAGACCAATACTGCCTTCATTTTCTTTGTATAGGGGTGTGGAACGTACTTCTGATACTTTTCCTATAGTACCTTGTTCTAATGAGCAGTTCTCGTTAACGATTACAAGGTCTCCTATTCTTAGGTCTTCTGCTTTAATCATTTTCCACCTCCTTTCGGTAATATGTCGCTGATATTAATTCCTGCCTTGTGCAGCTGTTTGCTGTACGCTCTAAATAGACCGCATAGGTTCTTCACTACCTCCACCGTATAGCGTGCGCCTTTCAGTTTCTCATACTCCTCATTGAGCTTGTCGTACTGTATTTTCAGGTGCTTGTATTCGCCCTCAATGGCGCTTTGCTTGTTCTTCGCCTCCATGCGCTCAAGCATATTGCGATAGAGCACGTCCTTCTGCTCTACGAGCATGTTCAGACGCTCGTTCTCCTTTTTTAGCTCATCGCGCTCTGCCACCACCTTGTCGTAGTTGCGCAGTATTATACGTGCTTGGTCTATAGGCGAGAGGTCTTTGTTGAATGTTGCCATAATTGTAATAGTTTTATTGCTTATTGTTATTCGATTCTACTATGCAACTCAGCTGTTCCACCTGCTGCTGCAACTTAAACATCTCCTTGCTCGCATGGTCTCTCTCCATTCTTGCCTCTGCTACAAGTACCGAACCTACAGCCACACTCGCTATCAGCACCACTGCTACGCATACCCACGGTAGTCTATGTGCAAATGTGTTCACGTCCTTACAGGCTCCCTTAGCAAAAGCCCAACCATACTTCAATGTGTACATGCCAGCCTCCTTCGTACTGACATTATCCACAAAGTCTATTCTTGTTGTCTTCATATTTCTTTATGTTTTAGTTATTTTCTTAATGATTTCCCCCTGAACACGATTTTCTTAGTTATCGCCCTCAGTCTGTCTACGGTTCGCTCCCCATATTTCTCCACCATCTTCTCTTGCGACAGATTGGTCGTAAACATCAGCAGCTTGCCTTTCTTTTCCGCCTCGTCTACAATGTCTGGGAACCTGAGGTTTCTGTTGCCATAGCTTACCTCCACCGATTCCTTGCCCACATCATCTATATATATAATGTGTTTCTTCACAATGTCGTTATACACATTGTTCATGTCCTTGGCGTCATACAGAGTGATTATCTTTCTCGGGAAGTGATAAAAGTTAAACAGCACCGGGAGAATCTTTGCGCCTATCAGCGTCTTGCCTCTTCCACACTCGCCACAAAGCCACAGGCCACGCCCCTTGTTGTCCGTCAGCCATTCCGCCACTTCCTCGTATTCCGGCTGCCATACAGCGCCCTCACCGCAATAGTATTTCAGCCCGTTACACAGCAACAACTTTGCGTTGTCAATGTGTATGCTTACCTTCTTCGGCGACCCAAAGAAGCCTGTGCCTTGCAGCGCCAGCTCGTATTCCTCCCATACGGTTTTTATGTCTTTTCCTACCATGTTTCTTCGTTTTTAAATTCGTCCTCCTCCTTATGATACACCATTCCGATGTCCTGCGAAGCCTTACGCGACAATTTCCTCTCGTCATCGTTCTTCTTCCATGTAGCCAACCTTCGAGCTATCTCGAACGTCTTCTGCTTCTCCCAGTGCATCTTTGTGCCACCCTCGTTCACCTGCGCCCAATGGTTGTAAAACTCTTCTATCAAGTTTTCTCCATATTTCTCAACGAAAGGCTTTAACGCCTTGTGGAATTCTACCTTACGTTCTTCGAGCGTCTTTCGGGGCAAGTCGTCCTTGTTAATCTTCTGTTTACTTGTTGTTAACTTATTATTAACCGCACGATTTTCTTCCATGTTTGTAACACGCTTATAATAAGCTATTTGAGGTATGTATATATACGTTCTTTTTTGTTCACTCGCTGTTAACCTGTTGTTTACTTGCTGTTTACTTCGTAATTCTATAGCACCCAAACTCGCAAGTCGTATCACGTACTTATACAACATTGTTCGCGAGCGATTTAAAGCTTTAGCCATGTCCGCATAAGAAGCATCTACATATCCCTCATCGTTTGCCTTATATATAAGGTAGAAGAGCGTTAGGGTTGTAGGTATATCTCCTATCTTCCTAAAGCAAGCCCCAATGTCAGCCATATTTAGAAGCTTTTGTTAGACATTTTTTTCTTATGTTCGTTTACGGACGGTAGCGGTCCTTTACAGGGTAAAAATCCTTCTTTTCTTAGACGCCTTTTAAGAAATCTTACGGCTAAAAGCGATAGCCTGAGCTCTCTGGCAACCTCTTCATCTGATATTAAAGTTACACCATCTTCATCCGTACTTTTTGCGAAGCACAGCCATATTTTGATAGCCGTCCAGTCGAACTCCAGTAATCTATTTGGTATTTCCATAATCTTATATTATTTAAGCTTCACCAAATTATACCCGGTCACCGCATTAAACCACCGACCTTGCCACTCTCTTGTGTCAATGCTTATGTCGCATCTCACAGCGTCACCATTGCCAAGTTGGTTCACCACGTCTACTTGCGCACCTCTAAACGTCACCACTATATTCTTCGGATATTGCAAGCTCGTCACATGCTCTATCACCACGTCACGTTCTCTCCACTCTCTGCCCGACTGGCTTATACCGCTTTTCTCGGGCAGAATCTTTATTATCGGTCCTTCAATATGTATCATCTTAATTCAAAATTTATTAATTCAAAATCGGCAAAGCCGACCAATTCAACATTCAAAATTCCTAACTCAACATTCCTCACACCCAGCCTGCGCCACCGCTTGCCAGCTCTGCCTTTGCGCTTCTCAGTCCTCTCTCGTCGTCCTTATCTGGTATTATCACCTCGCTCATCGACGCATAATCCAAGAAGTTCCTTATCACGCTCGACATTTCCGCTGTAGTCAGATAGCACAACTTTTTCGGCTTCTTGCTATCCTCCGCGAGAAATATATGCGGACACACGTCCTGCTGTATCGTCCGTAGCACACTATAGAATGTCTCGCCCTGCTTGTATCCGTAATAGCTTATGATGAAGTTCAGATAAGCCATCTGCTTGTTTGTAGCCACCTCTCTGTGCTTCACAATGTCTATCGCATACCCGCAGTCGCGAGCCTTGTCTATCTCTCTCATAGCAGCCATATACTGCCTTGGGTCATTCAGCCTCTCAAAAGTCGCCATACCCCCTTTCAAAATAATTCCGTTATTAATACTGGAATAATGTCATTAAAATGTTGCCATTCTTCAAGCAACTTCTTTAGATTTTCTCTTTTGACTTCGTTTAAGCGTTTCTGCTTCCACTTTGTGTAGCGTCCCTTTATAACAAATTTGTCATAAGGGATTATCAAAAATCCGCTTGTCGAATGTCGCACATGATGCTCAACGTACTTCGCTGCCTTCTTTTTCTTCCTCGGTACTCTCATGAAGCGAATCGTTTTTAAAGTTCATCAAATTCTTTTTGCAAACGTTTCCGTGTCTCCCTTAATAAACCAATAAGTTCCTGACGAAACACGATGTCGTTTTCTACAAGAATTTCAATACCCTTATATGCCGCTTCGTGTGATGCATCCATAATAAATATGGAATTAGTGCTTTCACAAGCATCTATACACTTACTCTTAAAGGTAGCTCTTTGATATACTCCTACTTCCATAATTTCTCCTTTCTTACATTAACACAATTTTCAATCCTTGCTTCGCCACCCATGTCGGCACACCAGTCTGTCCTGCCACCGTCAGCTCAGCGTGTTTCTTGTCCAGATGTCTCTCGCTTGCGTGTATCAGCGTTATCGTCTTCGCTGTCTTCCCTGCATCGCACATCTTCAAGTACTCCACACAATGCTTCAGACTCATATGGCTCAACCTTACTCTGTCTGCCATTGAAGGTATTGTCCTGCCCGTTCTCACAGCTTCATCAAGTATATCGTCCTGATAATTCGCCTCGATAAGATAATGCGACACTCCCTTCACCACTTGGTGTAAGTTCCAACAGTCCGTCGCAAACATCAGCGTCTTCATTTCTGGATGATGCACAAGATAAGCGAAGCATTCCACGTCATGCTCAACTTTCAGAGGCGTTACTCTAAAGTCTCCCACTTGGTATGTCTTGCCATGCTCCACCGCCGTAACACCAAACTTATTGTTCTCCTTTACAGCAGCTGTCGAGTATACGTCTATCCCGGCACTTGTAAACTCACGCACATACTTACAATGGTCGCCATGTTCATGGCTTACTATCATGCCACGTGCCCGACTTCTTTTAAGCCTTCCAACCTCTTGATATTCTCTCAAATGACAGCCAGCCTCAATCAGAAGCTGGTCGCCATTCTCTGCTTCGAGCAAATAGCCATTGCCCTTACTCGAACTGCCTACGATGCGTAGTTCCATTACTTAAACGGATTATCGTCCTCTGCAGCCGTGGCAGCTTCAGCGCTTGCAGCGCCATCATTCACCACTTCTCCCGTCTGTGCGTCCACGTTGATCACCTCCTTGGCTTCCGCAAATTCCGTATCACGATAGTCTTCTATCGTTGGAGCATCGTCCACACTAAAGGCATTCTGCATTTCGATACTCAAATATCCTTCCTTTGAGAGAAGTCTACGGAGTACGGTCTTTTTTGCCATCTCGTTAAAATTGCCGTACCATCCAATAGATTTACCTGGGCCTTGTTTCAACTGACGTTCTGCAAGCTCTGCCAGTTCCTCGTTCGACATTTTGCAGTTCTTCATCGATGGCGAGTATATTTTACAGTAAGTAGCCATTTCGTCGATGGTCATATACAGCATACTTCTAAAGCCATTCTTCAATTCAAAGAAGGAGAAGTAGCCAACAGGCTTTTCCGACAATTTCTCTCCATTGAGATTAAATCCGCCTGTAAGCTTGTCGAAATCTTGAAGTTCGCCTTCATATACCACACCTGCATTGATTATTTTGTAGAGTCCGCTTCGGATTGCCAACTGAAATAAGCCCTTGTAGCCGATAATCATTGTTGGAGTATTACCGTAAGCCACGAGATAAGCATAGCCTAACTGTTTACTTAACGGTAATTTTAACGAGGCTGCCTTCATTGCTTCTGCCATCAACAACTTAGGGTCACACGCCCATAGTTTTGGTTCACCCGTGAATATCTCCATGAGTGATGTGGCGAACACTCCAGAATTCTCCCTAAGTACAGTCTTCAACTCTTGCTGATAATAACTACTATCTACGATTTTTTTGAAAGCCAATACAGCATTTTGTTTGACTGTTCGTTGTGGCTGTTGGGCCACCGCTGTTGTTGTCTGTGTCATTTTTCTATATATTTTATCAGTTCTTCTTTACTTTTAAACACGTGCTCCTCCTTTACGGGAGGAAACACGCAAAACCTATATTGCACGAATGGCTTTGATGTACCAAGCACTTGCACGTCCACTCCTGTTATCTTGCAGGAGTGTGCTCGGTAATCATCCAGAAACCACACCGCGTCACCGATATTGTACTTAGTCTTTATGTCCATAGCGCTCTATCGTTAGCTCCTTGTCTTCTGTCACCATCAGTCTTATCTGCTGTCCTCCGTCATACAACGGATCCAGCACCGCCTCGGCATTGTCTATCATGCAAGGCACGTTCACTTGATAGTATTCCTTCAACGCTCGCGCAATGTCCAGTCCGGCATTCATCTTGGCAGCTGTGTTCGAGTCAGAATAGGGCACACCGTCCACCGAGCACTCACACCAAGGCTTGTCTGTTCCGTCCAACTGTCGTCTGAACATCGACCACTTTACCAGTCTAAAGTGTTTGTTTACGATGTTCTCCATAGCCTCGCAGGCCATCTTCTGATAGTCGCTCACAGCTGCTATCTTGTCGTCAAGCTCGTCAAGCTGCTCTTGCCATACCTTTCGGTCGTTCTTCACAGCCTTTATCTGCTCGTTCACCTTATCCCATTGTGTCCTTACCGAGAGCCGCGCGTGTAGCGCATCCAACTCCGCCTCCTGGTCTTTTATCTTCTTTTCCAAGTCGGCCTTAAGCTTCTTGTCCTCTTCGCTCATGCCCTCGTCAGTCGGCTTCTCCTGCTCAGCCTCTACCTTCTCTATACGGTCGCACACCTGCTTGTATTCTGGCTTCTCCGCAAGCAGTGTCTCTACACTCACCTTCTCATTCCCCTTCTTTTCCTGTTCCTCCAGTGCCTTTTGGGCTTCCTTCAGTACTGCCTCGGCCTTGTCGAGCTGTGTCTGTGTAGTTTTCTGCTCCAACTTGAAGCTTTCAATCTCCTTTTCACACGCCTTTACATCTTCTTTTATTTTTGTAGCGTCATTTCTCAGTTTCTTAAGGTCTTCAGCTTGGTTGTTGAGGAAAGCCTTTTCCGATTCCTCTTTTATCTTCTGCACCTGGTCCTCAGGCAAAGGCTGCTTGCAGGTAGGACAGAAGGCATCATCCTCGTTCCATTCCCACGTTCTTGCCTTTATAATATTCCACTTTGCTGCTCCGTCTGCCATCTCTGCGTTAAGTTCGCTGATACGGGTGTTGCATCTATTTATAGACTCGTCATACGACTTTACTTTTTTCTTCAAGTCCTCTACAGTTTGTTCAGCTTCCGTCACAGCCTTATCACATGCTGTCTTTGCCTCAGCGTTAGCCTTTATTATATCGCCCAACATGCGCTGTGCCGACTCTTCCATCATGCGCTTGCGCTTGTGGTCAAGGTTCAGAATGTTTATATTCTGCTGTTTGCGTACCAAGTCTGCACCACCGCCGTTTATGGTGTTCAGACTATTGCGCATCTTGTCTATTTCCTGCCCTTTATCGTTAATCTGCTTCTCTATCGCGTCCCAGTCTTCCGCTTTTGGCACCACCTTGTTCAACGATTCAAGCCTTACGGGTATATCGTCAAGCTTGTCCTGTATTTCCTTGCGATTGTATTTCAGATGCTTCAGCTCCTTGTCGATGTCTTCCTTCTCAAGCAGTTCTTTCACAGCGTCAAAGCGTGCGTCGCCACCCGTCACATCCTCCACACTCGGAACGCCGTACATGTCGTTCAGCATCTTGCGCTGCTCGCTCCATTCCATTCCTACAAAAGCATAAGGCGATGAACAGAGTCTGAACACCTTTTCCGGACAAATCTCGTCAACAACTTTCTTAAAGTCTCCAGCTGTCACTACCTCTCCGTCTACCTTGTACGTGTAGTTGTTAGTCACGCTACCATCTTTCTTGCGTGTCTCGGTAAGTATTCGGGTTAGCAAATGGTTCCCTGTCCACAAGGGTATGCCTTCAAGAAAGTCCGAGTCGTCACGCGTGCACAACCTAATCTCAACCGAGTGTTCCACATCTTCAATCTCGTTGCCGTGCTCGTCCTTGGTCTTTATACCAAACTTGGTGTCACCAGCTTGGTTCGTTCCAAACAGTACCCAACTAATAGCGTCTGCTATCGTCGATTTACCTATGCCGTTACAGCCTTTCACCACATTGATGCGGCTGCTAAACTCGTAATCGGCTTTTTCCGCACCCTTGAAGTACCTCAGGTGCAACTCGTAAATACATATCTCTTTCATATTATCACAATTTAGAATCCTTCAAATATATTGTCACACCGTTCAGAGTCTTAAAGTAGTTTATGTCGCCATCTTTCAACAGCTCCTTCAATACCTCCCTCAAATCCTCCTGTACGGCTGTCTTCAATTCTGCAAAGCTCACACCCATCGGTCTCTTTGTATCGTCGGGCATCATCTTCTGCAGCTTCTGTAAAACATATTCCTTGTTCATGTTATATTTTGTTTTATAGTTTCGTAGTAAAATATTGTTCTATTCTCACAAACCGAACAATAAGAGAGCTTTGTTTATTGAAATTTAAATCATCAGAAATATGAGAATGAAATTATCGTGGGGGCAGAGGGAATCGAACCCTCACATCGGAACCACCTCTTTATAACTCTACGCTACCCAAGCCGTAGTCACGCCCCCTTAAAACTGTCCTATGCTCACGCACCAGACAGGCAAAAAGTCTTGTAATACACGTTATAGCCACTGCTATCATCTAACATTAATAACATTTTACATACCAATATGAGCTTATCAATTCATTCCTTTCAGTCGTTCGGTCTCCTTGCTGTAGTACTCAATAAGTTTCTCCAGTTCCCAATTCGACCATTTCTTCATTTCGTGCTTCCTCGATTCCAGCAATATCACTCTCTGCTCGCCAATCTTTCTTATCAACCCCTGGCGATAGTCAAGTATATTACCGTCCTTGTAGCGGTTGCAGTGCCGACATTGCGCCGAACAATTGTCTTCCGAGAACCTTAGAGCCATGTTCGTTCGTGATATGTAGTGTCCGCAGTCGGCTTGCTCAAACGGCAATACTCTTCCGCAGCTAATACATCTGAAGTACTTAAAGCCAAATTCCTTCGAGTCTCGCAAACGTATATACATCGAGAACACTCTATCAAGCTTATCCTTAAGCGATTTTGTGCTTCTCCATTTTCCCGTCCTTGCAGTTTTCCCCCAAGTGTCGGACTTGTTTTTTTCTTTCTTTTTCTTCCAAAACATATCCTTAGTATATCTCCTCCTTCCTACCCATGTCGGCAGAACGTTGTTTAATCTTCAAGTTTAGGCAGTGTATCCGCCTCATGCGCCACTCAAACAGCCTCAGCGAGCCCCTGTCTCTCTCGAGCAGCTTGTATATCTCGTCAACCCTATCTTGATAGGTGCGTGTCGTAAAAAGTTGCAGCATAGCATTGGTTTTTAAAGATTTAAAAAAACTGTCTATCCTCCCGAACCAACAGCCCGAATAGTCTAACGACACAGACTCCTCCGTGCCACATCTAAACAAACTGCTTTAATATCTGATTGTCAGCTTTCTCTATTCTTCAAACATCGGCAATCTCACCTTCCTTCCCCCTAAGGAGTCCAAGGCCATCTTGCGTATGTTCTGTGCCACGCTCGAGTGTGAACGGTAAGCAAGCGCATTGTACACAGCTGTTCTTTTATATCCAAACCGATTCATCAGCACGGAAATTTGTTCCTTTGGAACAATTATTTTCGTTTTATTTATCAACTTTGCCATATTATCTGTATATTTGCACAATAAATAAGTTTATGTAACGGTTGTAAACCGTTTTACCGATGCAAATGTACAACTATATGGGCAACTGCCCAAATATTTGGGCATAAAACTACTTTTTATTTATATATTTTTACATACGATTACATTAATAAACATTTTACAGCTATGACAACCATTACCGAACGCCTCGAAGCCCTACGCCGACATTACAACCTCTCGGCTCGTGGTCTTGCCGATCGTCTTGACCAGCGTCCGTCTACCGTCGTAAACTATTGCAACGGCTCACAGCCACCTAAGTTGGAGTTTATCGAACACGTGTTACAACTCTTCCCCGACATTTCTGCCGAATGGCTTATACGAGGCAAAGAGCCAATGCTCGTCACCGAGCATCCCGACCTTGCCGTGCTTAAGAAGAAGTACGAGACAGAAATACTCGTCAAGGAAGGCATCATTAAAGAGCTGCGCTCCATTATTCTGGAGAAAAACCAGAACAAGCAGTCTCCCGACCGTCAACAACTTGTAGGGTAGTCCCGTTATACCCTTGGCTTAAAAAAGACGATTAAAGCCAACAAAAAAAGGTAGCCATCCGTGAGGACAGCTACCTTAGCAATAAGGTTATGCAACTAAAAACGTAACTAATAACAACTCTTATATTAATTTCTTCGCGACTTCTCTATACCATATCGACTTTTAAAAGTTTTGTTCAAAATAAAGAGAAAGAAACAAAGAGAAAATACAATAATTTATCATCAATATTCTTCATTAAACTTCTAAAAGAGTTTCAGAAGGCTGATGCTTTTTGAGCAGACTCTCCCCTTATAGAGGACTTGAAAATCCGTCTATAAGTGAGAGTCTGTATAACGATGAGTCCCGTCAGGATCAACCCCCGTCACCACCACTTGCCAGCTAACGACAGTTAGTGTATGAAGCTTTCGGTGTTCGCTACCGTCCTTCCCGCGTCTTCTTCAATCAACTCTTGCGCTTCTGCCCTGGGTCCCACTTGCAGTGTTTGTTTCAAGTCGAAATGTTGCGTGGTGTATTTAGCCGTCTCTTCCACTCCGACCATTTTGAATGGGGACAAAAAAAGAGTCCCCATTCAAAAGCTCGTGTAACGCTCCGAACTTTGAACGAGGACTCCACATATGTTGATTGAAGTATCCTAAATGCGCTTCATGTTAGTGCGTTACTACTAAAAAGCGATACAAAGATACGTTTTCTTGTTCATCCGACCAAATTCACTTTACATTCGTTAACACCATAAAAAATCATAATTCCGTAAACTATTTTATAAAATAGTTTGCTTGTTACCCAGAATTTACCTAACTTTGCACCATAAAAACCAAAGAAAGCTGACAATCAGATAGTTACAATATATTATAAGTGAACCCTGCGAGGTCACTTTTAGACAATATTGCTTTTTATTTGATTGTATCGCTAACAGCTTCTTTGCCAAGCTGTTAGCGATATTATGCTTTGTGTAAGCTGCTGCTAATAAACGAGTTACACCGTAAACGCGTACGTAAACAAGTTTATTTCACAACGTTCGGGTACACCAGTGTTTATCAGCTTTCTCGCGAATTTGGACGCTTTTTCGATTTGCAAGTTCTACCCTCGTTCTACCGCCATCAAGAAGTGTATTACCAAATACGTGATTGTTTTCCCGAAACATTATAAACATTTTAAAACAATTTGTGTACTATGGCAATTTTGAAATTTAACATTGTTTATGACAGAAAGCACGTTACAAAGAATGGAAAGCAAGGTTCTGTTGAAATTCGCTTTTGTTTGAATCGCAAACAGAAGTATTTTTCTACTGGCATTAAAGTCTTTGCCAACGAATGGGACAATCAGGCATGCAAGGTTATTCGCCATCCTGACAAAAATGAATTTAACCAACGTCTCACGGCTATCCGAATCAAGGCTAACAAGATTGTGAACAAGGCCTATGACGATGAAGACAACTTCGACTTTAACCTACTTACTCGTATGTTCCGGGGTGAGCCTGCCAAGAAAATTGATTTCCCTACCTATTGTGAGCAGCGCACAGTAGCACGTCGTGTATCTGAAAGCACAAAGACCCGTTATCGTGTCTTTACTCGCTTCTTGCACTCATGGGGTAAGATAATCTCTTTCTCGGACCTTACTGTTGCTAAGGTTCGTGCAATGGATGAATACTTGCATACTCGAGAGATTGCACCTGCTACTATCTACAACTACCACAAGTATCTGAAACTTTTTATCAACGATGCAGTAATAGATAATCTTGTTCAAGAAAATCCGTATCGTCGTCTTAGCTTCAAAATACCTCGTGGCGACAAGCAGTATGTCGATTGTCTCACTGTTGAGCAGTTCGAGGAAATCCGTTCCATTACCGTCTCCACTCCTCACCTCGCTAAGGTTCGCGACCTCTTCCTGTTCCAGTGTTACACCGGACTCGCCTATTCCGACCTTATGGCGTTTGACTTCAACGAATGCGACCTCGTAGACGGAAAGTATCTCTACCACGACCGTCGTGTCAAGAATAGTGTAGACTTTGTTCTCCAACTCCTTCCCCAGGCAGTGGAGATACTTGAAAAGTACAACTACAAACTTCCTCAGATAAGCAACCAGAAGTACAACGACTATCTTAAGGTTATAGGCTTAATGATAGGTGTCAATAATCTTCATAGTCACATGGGAAGAGCCACAGCTGCCACCATGTTCCTCTCCAAGGGTATGCCTATCAACATTGTCTCCAAAGTCCTCGGGCATACTAATCTCCGTCAGACCCAACGCTATGCACGCACTCTTAGCCGAGATGTTCGTGCTGCCTTCGACGCTCTTGAGAACAAAATCTAATATAATTAGGTAGCGGCTTAATTGTCGCTACCTATTTTTTATTTTTGCAAAAGACGAAATACCGAAAATCCTATGCCTTTTAACATTAAATTTGCGAATAAAAGAATTATCATGATAGATACAAGGAGTGTTTTATACGCAATTACCGGGGCTTTCTTAGCCCTTCTCAGCCCAATTCGGGACTTCATGCTTGCCATGCTAATACTGTTTGTCGTTAATTTTTTCTTCGGATTGCTTGCAGACATAAAGTGTGGCGCGGATTGGTCTTGGCGCAAGGCAGGCATGTGTTTGGTCTATTGCTTCATCTTTTTTGCCACGGCTGCATCTATGTTTATCATCGGTCACTTCATGCACTCAGAAGAGCAAGCCCTTGCTTGTGTCAAATACGTTTGCTTTATAGCCATTGGTGTTTTTGGTACTAACATTTTACGCAATGCGCGAAGCCTTTGCACACCTGGTTCCTCGTGGCACAAGCTTGTTTCCGTGTTGTATTACATTCTTACCATTAAGTTTGTTGAGAATTTTAAATTTTTCAAGAATTCCGAACCTGAACTTGAAAAGGAGGAGACAAAATGAACATAACCAAACAGCAGCTCTTACAGATTGTCCCTGATGCCGGAAGTCGCATCAATAAGTATATCAACTACATCAACGGCTATGCCGACACATTCCATATCGACACTCCTCTTCGTATGTGCCACTACCTCGCCCAGATTCTTCATGAGTCAGCAGAGCTTAAGTATACGGTAGAGCAAGGTCCTACTCATTACTTCGACAAGTACGATACAGGACGACTTGCTAAGATGCTCGGCAATACACCCAAAAAGGATGGCGATGGCTATAAATATCGTGGTCGTGGCCTTATCCAGATTACAGGCCGTGCAAATTATTCCGCCTACAACAGCTCCAGTTACTGCAAAGGCGACGTTCTCCGTAATCCAGACCTCCTGGCAGAACCTCTTGGCGCTGTCAAATCTTCCATGTGGTTTTGGCTTACCCATAATCTCAACAAGTATGCCGACAAGGACGACATTCTTAAGATTACAAAGATTATCAACGGTGGCACCAATGGCCTTGACAAGCGCAAGATGTATCTCGAAAGGGCTAAGAAGGTTTTATTAAAACAGTAAGGATATGGTTACAAATGATTATGATCCACGTGACAGAATACGCAAGACAATAGGCGATTTGTATTGGCTTATTGTAATAATAATTATGTACATAGTCCTTGTTTTGTGCTGCTCCAGCTGCTCTACCTCTAAGCCTGTAGTCCTCGAACGCACCTATCACGACACGGTACATATCAACAACCTTCGCCTTGATAGCGTCTACATGCACGACTCTATCTACTTCGAGTCCATCATCAAGGGCGACACCGTATACCGCACCAAAGAGATAACCCGTTGGCGCGACCGTGTCTCTATAAAGCACGATACAATCTACACTGTAAGAGAGAATAAGGCTGATATATCTGTTCCTGTCGAACGTAAACTATCTTTATGGAAGCAGTTCGCCGTACCTCTAATTTCGATAGTCCTTATGATAACAAGTACAGTAAGCTTAATATGGCTTATACATCGTAGAAAATAACCTATGGGAGTCCTCTTAAAATCTATCCGCAAAATTCTCGTCGAACTTATCGACCGTATTGACAGTGGCGAATGTGCCACTACTGACGAGCAGGAACGCATGTTCTTCGACCTCTGCACGATGATTGCCGACAAGGACCGTCGTGTCTCCAAATACGAGGCTTGTCGTTATCTCAATATGTCACGCGCCAAGTTCGACCGTTATGTTGCCGATGGTCGCATCCCTCGCGGACGTAAGACTGCCGGGTTTAAGGAACTTTCATGGAGTCTGTCTGAACTCGATTGTTGTAAGATTACATAATATTATTGTTTTTATATAAGATTTTTTTCATATGTCTTTGAGCCGTTCTGTTGTGAAACAGGGCGGTTTTTTGTTTCCGTGAGCATCGTTCTCCTCATTTGAGCATTGTTAGGCGCACCTCTATATAATATGTAAATTTGCGTCAAGTCTCAATGTTGGGGCGAAATTTAAATCTTACTATTATGTCTGAAACAAAAACTTATGTATTCGGCAATGACGGACAGTGTGGTGGTGGCAGCATGATGAGCATGTTAGCTCCTCTTCTTCAACAGCGAGGTCTCGACCCTAACCTTCTGTTGGCAATGAATCGTGGTGGAGGCTTCGGTAACGGCGAAGGCTCTTGGTTCATTTGGCTCTTGTTTATCCTCTGCTTCTGTGGCTGGGGTGGTAACGGATTCGGTTTCGGTGGCAACGGTCGTGGAAACATTGCCAACGAAATTAACAACGACTACGGACGTTCTCTTCTTATGGATGCCATCGGTGGCAACCGCAACGCTCTGTCTAATCTCGCTACTCAGCTCAACTGCACCGAAGGACAGATTCAGTCGGCTATTTCGGCTCTCACCTCACAGGTCCAGTCTGTAGGCAACCAAGTGGGTATGTCGGGTATGCAGACTATCAACGCTCTACAGCAGGGCAATATGCAGATTGCTCAGCAGCTTGCTAACTGTTGCTGCGAGAATCGTCTTGCCATCTGTCAGCAGACTAACGCTCTCCAGAGTTCTATCAACAACGTGGCTAACGGACAGGAGCGTGGCTTTGCTAACGTGGCTTACGAGACCCAGCGTCAGACTTGCGAGTTGCACAACGCCATCAAGGATAGCACACAGACTCTCCTCGACGGTCAGAAGCAAGCCGAAATGCGCGAAATGCAGAGCAAGCTTGATGCTCTTCGTGAGGAGAACAGCACCTACAAGTCGTCTGCCATGACTTCACAGATTGTCGGTCAGGCTCTCGCTCCCGTCAATTCTGTTCTTGCCGGATTGCAGAAGGAGGTAAATGCTATCAAGTGTGCACAGCCTAACACCGTGACAGTCCCTTATCAGCCGTTTGTTACTGTTCCTAACTGTGTTGCCGCTCAGTACGGTCTTTACGCCAACGCCAACGCCAACGGCTTTTGGGGTTAATGAGAAAGGAGGGTTCTATATGACACCTATTTGGAATTATCCCTTCTCATGGGTCAACCGCCGTGGTTCCGCTGCAGTAGCTTCCACTGCCGTAGCGGTCTCTGCTACAGCTGTCACGTTCTCCTTCCGCAACCATGCTTTTGCATCGGCCAACTATCGCGGAACGGTCTTCGTTAAGCTGGCTCAGGCCATCCCTACTGGCACCACTGGCACGCTCCCTATTCTCTTCGAGACTAATGGAGCCACCCAAGCCGTCACTAAGTACAACGGTGCTCCTCTTACCGTCGCCGACCTCCCTGGCACTGGCATCTACCAGTTCTGGTTCGAACGCGACACTAACACCCTTCAACTCATGTCTTGACGGGTATTGTCTAACCTATTCTAAAAGAAAGGATTTCTTATGTTCAGCGGTTTGCGTACTAATAGTGTTTTTTATGTGCTTGACAAGAGCAACGAGCCTAAATTGCAGATTGGACAGGTTGTTTCCGTTTCCAATCCTCAGCCTAAGTTCCCCACTTATCAGCCCGGACAGTTCTCTCCTCAACCGATGGAATCTGTTGTTGATGTGCGTGTTAAGCTTACCGATGGCGAAATGGATTTCAAGCAACTTCCTTCCAACGGTCAGATTGCCAACTCTGGCTCCCTTGTTGTGTCAGAGTCACGCGAGGCTATGTCTGCCGAGGTTGAGGCTATGCTTCGTCAGTCTCGTCAGATTCTCGAAAGTGTTGACTATCATCGTTCTGTCGTCTCTTCTTGCGAGTCCATGCTTGCCCAGCTCAACCCTCAAATAGCCGAGAAGAAAGCGCAGGAGCAGAAAATCTCACAACTCGAGACTAAGATGTCTGGCATCGAAGGTACTCTCTCCAATATCCAGGGCATGCTTGCTCAGGCTCTCAAACCTAAGGCATAAGGCATCCTTTCTCTTAGAAACTTAAAAAACATTACGACTATGAATTTTGTTGTTGAAATTACCGAGGATAAGTTCTCTGAACTCACCGAGAACGCCGAGAAAATGCTTCGCTATGGAGGCAAGGTCATGTCCTGTCTCGACTCTATCAAGCGTGAGCGATATGGCGAGCGCAGCCCTATGCCCGACTATCGCAGCTCCGACTATCGCAACCGCGACCAATATCACCCCCGTCCCGATTATCGCGAACGTGAAGACTTCGCCGACAACCGCCGACAACGTGATCGTCGCGACTACGATAACGATTACTAATGTTTAACCCGAGGAGAGTCGGCACAGCAGCTGTTACTCTCCTCATTATTTCATATCTTCAAATGAAACCTCGTCAATCTCTTTCTCAGTACGACTATTGTCCGCCCGAAATGCTCGCCTATTTGCGACATTATGGCTATCATTTCTCGCGCCGTATGCACGACTTCGCTGTCTCTCGTATGCGTCGCGACAACAAGCCTATCACTCCTTGGACTAAGGAGAAGGTCGAGCAAGTTATCCACAAGTACGGCATAACTCTCGAAAACGCCATTGCCTACGACCATGTCTATGTCTTCAATATGGCTCTTGCCGATTTCTACGGCTCTTCCATCACCGACGAGCGTGCTCTTGCTCTCTTTGTCAAGGATTATGTCGATGATGAAGACCAGCCCGACGGTTTTATCTTCAATCGTTTCTATGCCGATTGTGCCCTTTCCGGCACGCCTATCCCATGGGAAGATATTTTAGACCCCTCATAGCCTATGCGCTCGCAGCAAATTTACCTCCATTCCTACGATTGGACGGTGCAGATATTCTACAACGTTCCTTCTTCTAAGGTTGATACTATCCGCAGACATCTTCAAGCTCTCGCCTGTCACTCGCGTCCTCTTGAAGATGCCTGTATTCTTGTCTCTCAATCTACCCCTGATACTGCTTTTACTTATACCAACATTTCCCTTCACCGCACCCTCATCGTTCTCTGTCCCTCTTCTTCTCCCTCTCAATTTCTCAACACCCTCACCCACGAACTTCTCCACGCCACAACTCACATATCCGATTACTACAACATTCCTCTCAACACCGAACCTCCCTGTTATCTCCTTGGTTCTCTTGCCCAGGCTTCTTATTCTATAGCACAATATTATTTGTAAACTGGTTTACGTCTTTTGATGATATTCCTTGGCTGTCTTACAGATATTTAGTACTTTTGCAGCACGCAATAATAACTAATTTTAACAACAATGAAAGTACTCTTTCTTTCCCTAATGTTCCTCGCTTGCGCTACAGGCGATGGTGTCTACATTTGCACCGGGCCACAATCCAAGCGCTACCACAAATCCGCATCATGCAAAGGCTTGCGCAATTGCAGCCGAGAGATAAAACAAGTAACTCTCGAACAAGCTAAGAAGTTACACAAAACTCCATGTCACATTTGTTATAAACATTAAAAATAAATAATATGAAAAGACTATTACTATTAACTTTATCTGTGATTATGAGTTTAAATATCATGTCACAGTCTATTTCAGCAAAAGAAAGACAACAGTGTAAACAGATGTATATACAGGCTGCTAAAGAGCTGAATCAACAGATGCCTATAGTTATTGATGAATATACTACATTGTTTTCTGTCACATTTATGAATTGGATTTTTTCTTATAATTATCGTATGAATCTTGATTGTAGTAGTATATCCACGGACGATTTTAATGATATTTTAAGCGACATAAAGAAAGAAGCAATCATAGACCAACGGAAACTTATTGATTCCGGAAGATACGGTGTTACACGCAGCGAAATGAAACGTTTATTTAAAGCTCTTGGTTTTAAATTTAGGTACAATTATTCAGATATTAACGGTAGGTTTGTAGGTGGCTTTGAATACGATTATAAAGTTTTTTAAATACTATATAAGATATTATAATTTATATTAATTTTCTATACGCAAACTTGGTCACTAAACTAAGTTTGCGTATTTTTGTATCACAAAACCTCTTAAACCGTTTTCCTTGAATGACAAAAAATAATTACGATATTACCCGTTTGCAGCGCGAGGCTCTTAGAAAAGCCTACTGTGATGTATGCAAGCACTCCCGTCCGTGGAGTCAGCAAGACGCATACGTCAAGACTGCCAAGCATCCGGCTCCTCGTTATTATATCACGGCTAAAGAGGCTTACGAGAAACTTCGACGCATGGCCGTTGGCGACAACTCTATTGTCGATGCTTTAGGCGACTCAAAACGTCGACTCTACTATTCGCTTTTCGAACGCATGAAGGAACTCTCACAGCGAAAGGAGTATGTCAACAAGTCCCTGTGGTTTCTGTGCCCTATACTTGTCTCGCTCCCGGCTCCAGAGTTCTTCTTGTCGCCACGCACGGTTAAAGATATATTTGTTAAGTACAGGCTTTATGGAAAGGATTTCCGACATCGTGAAGTGTATGGCAGTGGACGTAAAAGCAAAGCTACTGTTAACGATACTTAGTCTCTTCGGTTCGCTTCCTTATAGAGGTATGGGGGGTCTGGCTAACGATAGCCTGATCCCCCACCTCACTTACAGCTTCCAACACGCCAACATATGGCACATGCTTGCCAATTTGTTTGTTCTGTGGAACATCAAGCAAAAGATGAATGTCGTGTCGGGCTTTTTTATTGCCGTAGCTGCGAGCTTCTTACCTATGTCTACAGATAGGTCAACTGTCGGTATGTCGGGCTTGCTCTTCGCCATGTTCGGCATTATGTGGGGCAAGCGAGGCGACTTCAAAGGATGTCTTAAGGCTGGTATGCCCGTTATCCTTATAATGATGTTGATACCAGGCATTAATGGCCTGCTTCACCTTTATTGTTATTTGTTTGGTTACATTTGGTTTAAGTTGTTTTCATATACTAAGAAGGTCATTAGGTTAATAAAGAAAGGGTTTTAATACTTTTATTCATATTTTATAATTAAGAAGAAGGCAGTCCGTGATGGATAGCCTTCTTTTTTTATCTCATCTTTTCCGTAAATAGTGGCTGAAAATCCACAACCGTTCCGGCAAACGCATCCGTAGCAAGCATATTGCTTAGCTTATAACTTAAGGTGTAGTATTTCCATGGCTTGCCGTGCAACGAATGTAGCTCACACCAGTTCCTACAATCGTTTGAGCCATATATACGTAGCGCTATCTTGCCGTTCGCCGTATCAAAGAGGTGCAATATCTGATGTATTGTCTTTAGCTGCAACGACGAACCTAACTTCAGAGGACGTGTCGTAAATGTTCCGCTATATAGTGTTGTGTCGTCATTGATGTCTGGCTTCGATGTTAGTGATAGTACAGTCGCGTCATTGAGCTGTATGATGTTGTCGGGATAGTTATTCACCACAGCAATCACCTTTCCTGGCAACGATGCCTTGGCGAAGGTTCCGTCATGTATCGAATATACATATTCATATTGCTCCTTGGGGTTGATGATATGCAGAAGCGAGTCACGGTAGTCGTACGCTATTAACGAATCTCTAAGGTACCCAAGGAAGTCTCCATTGCCTACTTCAAGAAATTGCGACGGGTTGCGTCCTCGTAATTTGTCCGACACACAAGTCACCTTTCCTCCCGACACAGCCATAAGACCCTTGGCCGAAGTAAAGAATACAACACTGCCCGTTGGCGTTATCGATGCAGCATTGTTGCACACCTCGCGCGATATGGGGTAACTCGCTGCATACAATCCTTCCGAACTTACCGACATGCCATAAATGCCTTCCGTCGTGAAAACTAACAGAGGGTACTGGCCAAACTGTCCTTGTGATATTGGCTCTGTGTTGGCTACTATGCCGAGTATGTTGCCCGTGCCTACTGTGTTGTCTCCTGAGGCTTGGAAGACAAAGGGATTGTTCACTATTGAGGTGAATATCTGTGATGATAGAAACTCGTAGGCTGTTGGGTCTGGCGAAGGACGGCTCACGTTCTCATTCGTAATCGTTGAATACAGAGGCAGTGTGCGGAATGCGTAGGCTCCATTAAGGCGCTCATGACGCTGTAGGGGTATACGGAAGCTTGCTGCACTTTTTGAGTCGTATACTATTACCTCGGTAGCATTCGTATCGGGATAGTAGAACCATGATTTGGCTACCTCTTTTAGTGTTTCTACCATGTCTGATACTACCCATGTGTCCATTGTGTCGCTTACGATGTGCACAAAATACTGCAACCTGCAATCTCGCTGCACTATGTCCGAGTTGGCGATGAACGACGAAAAGCCTTTGAATGGATAACGCTTTACCCCAAAGAGGTTTAGTCGTTTGTTGTACGTATACATACTCTCTGGTTTCATCGTTGTCCATCCGTAATAATCGTCTACTGACAGTTGCTCCTGTTGTAACAGTGCGCTCACTACTCCTTGCTTTATTGGCGCATCCTTCCATACTGTATTGTATATCTTATCTATCTTTACAGAGAATAGTTTAAAGAACTGTGTCTTTGCCAGCAACTCGTCTATTATCTCGTCCTCTGTCTTGAACTTTTTGGGCAATACAATATCTCTTGCCGGGAATGTCTTGAGGTTGAACACTATCTTCTTTCTTGCATTACCTCTGAATACAGCCTCGTCATATCTCATTCCTAAGAAATCTACTACCTCTGTATTGTTTGTTTGTTCCGGATTCATGATGCTCCAATTGTCGTCTACATTAAAAGGTAGCACCTCGTCCGAAGCGAACACTACTATATCCTTCACTATGTCGCTCCACTCGTCTATGTCTTCTCCACCTACCTGATATTGCAGTTTTACGTACGAAGGACAATAGAGTAGTTTTAACGCCGAGCCTGTATCCTCCACTACCTCATGATTTTTCCATTCTACGGGCACAATGTAGTTGTTGCGTGTTATCGTAGGAAACACAGCCACGGGTGCCGATATACGTGCATAGGTACCGTCGAAAAGGCGTAGCGCAAATCGCACAAAAAAGGGGAATGCAAATGCGTTTTTCTCCTTGACAAGGTTTAGTATCAGGGATACATGGCCAGATATGGCTGTCTGCAAGTCGTCCACACGGTCGTCCTTTGGTCTGAATGTTTCGTATCTGGTGCTTGCTTCTAATGCGTTGCTACCAAGATGACTGAATGATCCGTCGTCGTTGTAGTAAGCACCAACAGTCGGATGGTCTACCAGGTAGTCTATGTCACACAACTGGCTCTTCTTGGTCACAAGCTGCTCTATGATTGGTGCTGAGGTACGGAAGTTTACCGTTGGCTTGGGCAACTCATTGCCAAGATATTTGTACACTCCTCCTTTATATAATAGGTATGTAAAGCCCGTATCTGTGGCCACAATTAGTGTATTGCCTACTGACGATATATTGTTAAGGCTTTTACCTATTGGTATACTCGTCTGTTGTGTTTTGTCTATTGACGATTTTTCGAAGTCTACTTCTGCAAACGTGATATTGCCCAACACCTTATCGTATAGAATGGCATTGCAGTAGTCGGGTCCTTTGTGTATGTAGACCACTTGGTTGGTAACTTTACCTGAAAGAGGGGAAGGTAATTGTATAGGGTGCATTTCGCCTGACTTATACACCATTCCTACCAACTCTACAAGTTCCGTATCATCTGTCAACATTCCCGATGGCGATGTTGTTATTCCTTTTGAGTATGATAGCGATTTCTGCATATCTGTTTTCTTTTATATTGATGCCTCTGTCTTCACTCCGTCCGAATGTCCTCTTAGGCCTTCGTCTGTTCTCCACTTAGGCATTTCCATTTCATGTGTCGATACATATAGGGCTATGGCTGTTGACATCAGTACGTCGTCATGATTGCCCGAGCCTTCGATGTTTCCAAGCGAACCGTCCTCTTTCCTCTCGTAGATACGTAGCTCATGATACATTTCTGTGTCTGGCTCATGCCAGAGCCTATCATCCACAAAAGCCTCAAGGTTATCTATCAGCCAGCCTTTCGTTATTTTATTGGTCTGGAATCCATACTTGGCAAGTACATTGCCCGTCGTGTCCTCAGGCGACGAGCGCCTCTGGTACAGGTTGGGATAGTAGTCCGCTATCTCATTGATAATTGAACCGAAGTGGTCGCCCTCCGTGTTGTTGTTCTTCTCGCGGTCGGCCGTGTTGCTCTCTATCACAAGCAGCGCATCGTCGTAATAGTGAGCAAGAGCTGCTGCCTTCCATGCCAGCACGTCGTGCCTGCAATGTCCTCTGTATCGGGCTACCACACGTGGCTTATCCTTCATTGATGGCATCATGCCCATTCTGTCAAGCACGGTCATTACGGTATAATCCGAAGTAGACGACTTGCCTCCAATATCCACGCTCACCACATATCTGTCTGCTACACGCAATATCTTGTTGTTTGGCAAGCTCCATATCTTCAACTCGCCTTCTCCGTCTTCCCTTATCGTTATTTTGGCATTCTTTATCGCCTCCGTCGATTTCTCGCCAGTGGTTACAATGTCTGCTATGTACTTAGGCTTCTTTACCTCGCCCTGCCTAAGGTCGTCTATTGAGTAAGGGTTGAACACAAGATTACCCGAGTTTCTAAATGCCTCTTCTTCGTCGATAGGTGCCTCAGTCGCACAGAATGCGTGCGTCTTGAACTTGTTTCGGAAGTTCCTGTACCAGTTGATTGCCTGGAAACAAGCTCCCTTTTCCCACATTCGCCAAAAGAACTTGCCTGTCTCTCTATATCCCTTGGGACAGGTTGAGCGGTCTTTGTTCTTCAACAGCCACATCGCAAACTCTTTCTCGTCCTCCACTGGCTCCATGTCGTTCTCGATGATGAAGCAGGGGATGAAGATGAATGCGTATGCGTCATTGTTCGATGGGTCCATTGCCAACTGACAACGGTCATAGAAGAAGCCACTGGCTCCTCGTCCTGTTGACTCAAACACCTCTACGTTGTCTTCTATGTTATGTATGCCGCCTGAGATTGACGAGATTACGCCTTCTGGGTCATGCTCTGGTGTCTTCTTCCAATATGCCACCTCCGAATAGTGGGCACAGTGGAAGTTGTTACCACGCACAGCATCAAAGTTATCGAATGAGGCTACCGTCAGCGTCGAACGTCTCAACGCCTTGTTGCCATCTGTCACAATAAAGTCGTCGGGTGAGTTTTCGTATGGCGATAGCATCAACTGTGTTCCTGGGTGTCCTATCGTCCATCCTTTCTGTCTTTCCACCGCCTTTCGGTACATCGCCTTAATCTTCTTCGACGTTCCTTTCACCTGCGACAGAACGATAGCGTTCCAACCGTCACGCCGAAAGTCTTGAATCCACTTAATATATAGCTGCGTCAATGTCGAGCCACCCCATTGTCGTGCCTTTAGGATTACCACACGTATTGCCTTCTTCTTGTGTCTCAGCTTCTCAAACAGATTGATAAGTCTTCTCTGCGGATAGTTTAGTCTGAACGGTATCATGTTTCCCGTTCTTTTGTCCTCAATCTTATCCGTCACAAACAGAGCAAACTCTGGGTCTTCTCTGAATCTCACCTTGAATATCTCAAAGGTCAGCAGCTTTCTTAGCTTCTGTGTGTCTTCCGAATCTTCGTCATACTCCTTGTGAAGCACTTGTATTAATACTTCTTTCATCGAGCCGAAATGCTGTAGGTTTTTATACAGCAGGGTTCTCATGCACTCCTTCGGCACATACATCTTCGGAATGATGAAGTCTGGTATTTCAAGGCATATTCTGTTCTTAAAATCATAACAACCCACGCCTGTCCACGGGTCATACTCACCGAAAATTTCATCATATCGTTTCTTATTTTCGGCAAGCAATTTATCTATGTCAAGGTCGGTTATTGTCGTCATGTCTTATAATCCTTCGTATTCTTTCAGTTCCTCATAGTCCGCATCCTCTATCTTCGGCATAGGCTCTGCCCCTATAGCCAACGGATCGTCTGTCTTTGTCGTCGACAACGCCACCAATTCCTGGAAGTCCTTGTTTATGCCCACCGACACATTCACCTGCGACTGCTTCGGCACAACATGTTTCTGCATGTCATGATACAGCAGCAACCACGCTTTTGGGTCGTGCTCCGCAAGCTCCTCAAACAGCTCCTCGAATTTATCTTGATTCTTCGAAAGCAAATCTCTGATAAATTCCTTCTGTGCCTTCTTTCCTTTCGGCAACAGCTTTTTCCTATTCTCCGACACAAGTGGTATGTCGTCCAATGTCTTCACCATATATTTTCCTTTCCTTCGGTGTTACAACACCTCACATCAAAACGGATTCAAATGCTTCCTAATCGTTCCTGGCAACACCCTACTGCTCAGTTCTTTTATCACCTTCTCTCCGTCCTCCAAGTTTTTCCCCCTGTCTATCGTTCTCTGGTCTCTCGATGTTAACGTGTTGGAGAGATATTCAAACAACGCCCCATCTACCAAATACTTATGAATGGCTTGCACCAACGCATCATACACCGTCGCATCCCAGTAGTCCGGCATCACCAGTATTATCTCTTTCTCCTGCCATTCTTTCAGTTCGTTCATTCTCGCCACTCCTTCTGGTTTAGCCACATAAGCCGACAGTATTCTTTCCACCGACGCTATATATTGGTCAAACCATCTGTAGAACATTGGTCTGTGCGAGTCCGCTTCCGATGTTGTCACCTCAGTCTCTTCCTGTGTCTTCCTCGTAGCCTTGTCTATCAATGATGTCACAGAGTCCACATCAAACAACAGTTGGTCTGCCTGTATGTAGATGTGCTTTATGCTATGCCCGTATGCTCTCCTTGGTGGTTGTGGCTCAAAGGGGTTTGCTACTGGTATCCACCCTCTCTGTCTTGAAGCTACAAACGGATGCAATTCCGAAAAATCCTTTTTCATGTCCTTTTTGTTTTTAGTAGTACTCCTTCGACACTATCACCGTAAACTCCACATACACATTGTCTGTATGTCGTGAGAATAGTCTTATCCTCGCTACTCCCGTGTTACGTGGCACAAGCTCAAATGTCATTGGTGCTCTGTAGCGCATTATCTCCACTATGCTTGGGTCTTCCGAGCGTGCTTCAATGTCGTCTACTGCTCCTGCGTCAATACTGTACGACACCGTGGCATGCTCGTCCACACGCATTGTTATCTCGCCCTCCGCGTCTGTTCCGTCTACCTTTGCCGTTAGTGTTGTGGGATATTTTATTGTTGGTACTGCTGGAGCCGACAATACAAAGCAGCGTCTTATCGCAATCTCGTCCGCTGCCACTGCCGACTGATACGGTGCTGCCTGGTTTAGGTTGCCCAACTTTACCCACCATTCGTAGCACATTGTGTCCTCTACAAACTTAGATACAAGTCTTGCCAACGTGTCTGTCAACGATCCGTTGTATCTTCGCGACACGTTTAACGTAAACTCCACTATGTCGTTTGTCTTGTCGTTGTAGTATATGGCATTGTCGCCTATCGTCTGGGCTGTAGGCACATAGTAGTCTACAAAGATTATCTTTGCTTTTTCGAGTGCTGTTGTCAGGTCATGGTCCAATGTGCGCTCGTGCACCTCTTCGTCTCCTGCTATCTCGAAGTATGGTGTTTTCTGCCCTGGCTGTGCTGCCTCGTCTATCTTGCCTTTAAGATAGGTCGCTGCCTTTACAGCCTCGATTATCACGGATTTTATTATCTGGAATTTTATTATCATGGTGACTTACTGTTTTTGTTTATACCTATAGTTCAACCGAGCCTACACAGTCCGCGAGCGTCTTGTCCGCACTGCCTGGCGGTGTCTTCGTAAATATCAGTCGTGTGGCTGCAAGTAGCTGTGCCTGCACGTCCGTAGCATATTTCCCAGCAAGGTCTGGCAGTACCATCGCCAATACCGATTGCGTTACATAAGCAATGAGTAGCGACTTTACACTGTCTTGTGCTGCTCCTGATAGCGCATCGTTACTTCGTGTAGTGTTCACAACGAACGCTATATATTCTGCTTTCTGTCCTCCGGCCTTCTTCCCAACTTCATACCCCGACAACACTGGCGATAGGTTTGATGTCACAAGCTGCGCTCCGTCTATTATGCATTGTCGCATTACCGTGTCTTCCACACTTGATAGTGTTGACACCGAGAACAGCGTGTCGCCCTTCTGTGTGCTATGGTGTTTTCCTATGATGGACAGTTGCCGTTTTACGGCTTCTTTCACATCTTCAAGATATATGGCTATATCCATATTTTACATTTTTTATATTATTGCATCAAGTATCCTTGCGCTTGTTCTACTGCCTGTTGGTTTGCCTCGGGCACTACTCCGTTCTGTGGCGCTTGCTGCCCCAATGCCTCTTGCTGCGCCCTTAGCTCTTCCATATTACTCTGCACGTCCTGCAGCAGCTTGTCTGCAAACGGCTCATTCAGGTTCTGTAGATACTGTATGATGTTGATGGCTCCCTTGTCAAATAACATGTCAAGTTTGTCGTTCACGTTGTTCTGATAGGTGGCTGTGGCAGCAGCGTTCTTGATAGAAATCTTGAACATTATGTCTCTTGCGCCCAGTCTGTCATACTCTATCGGGTATGTGCTATCGCTATTGAAGATGGGTCGTCCGTCTTCATAGTATTGCTTTATCGTCATGCACTTCTTCTGTGCAATGTTCTCCGTAAACGATTCCATGTCTTTCAGTATCGAGTATAGCGAGGTCGAGGCATTCTGCGACTCTTGCGCATATCTCGAGGCTGATGTTCCCGCCGTTGGTGTCTTGCCTTGCAACGCTCCTGAAACATTCGATACTTCGCGCATCAGGTTTAGCTCCATCTGCAACAGTTCGTTGGTTCCAAGGTTCACAGCGTTTGACGTTATCACGTCGGGTCGCGAATTTGGCAATGTAGCTTTTGGCGTGTAGAATATCATTCCGTCATACTCCGTCGCTTGCTCGGCAAACTCGTCTGGTGTCATTCCGTCCAACACCTGTGTAGGGATAAGCCATACACCCTTGGCCGACGAGCGTATTGCCATGTCGTTCATTATTATCAAACGGTTTATGTATCTCTGCTGGTCTATCACGTTTGCCATGAACGGATGTATTTCTCCGTTGATGTACGGATAGAGCTTTATCGTGAATGGATGCGACTTAAAATCGTATGGCGTCTCTCCGCTGCATAGCACGGTTCCGTCTGGTGCCATAAACGTGTAGTACCAATACTTGTCTGCCACTTTCTTTGCCGTGATATAGGCTCTGTCTTCTGGCGGTACTCCCATCAGGTCATACTGCTCCTTTCTCTTCACGTTCTTCGCGTTTAGCTCCGCTATCAACACTTTGTCGTCACATTCTATGCGGAAGTAGGCATCACTTTCGTTTTTCGCTATCGGGTCGTAGCATTGGTATCTGTATTTCGTTTCCGTCGTCCACGCTTCTATTACTCTCACGTATCGTCCGCGCTTCGACGGTATATTAAATGATATGTTCGACAGGTCGTTTGTGTCGTTGTGCATAGTTCCTTCCGTCTGACTGTCGTCTGGGTCTATGTCGAATATTCTGTTCAGGTCGTCTATGCTCAGTCCGTACTCGTCTTTCGCAAATTTCTTGTACAGGTCGTTTATTGACTCGTCATGCAGCACGCCTATCAGCGACAGGTCAAGGTGTCTTGGGTCCGAACCTCCCTCCCAAAACACATAGTTTGGCTCTATGTAGTCTGTCCACGAGTCTTCTATCTCCTGTGTTCTGTCTTCGTATGTCTCTCTACACACCATTACTCCTCCTACAAGGTAGTCTTCAAGCGCGTGTTTCAACAATATCTCCATCTGTGTGTTTTGCCAGTTGCATTGCATAGTTGCCGACATCATATCCGACAGGCTTTGCGACGATCGTGTTCTTGCAAAGCACACTGGCTCTGTACCTTGCTTTGCGTACATTCCCACAAGTGTGTTCAATATCGACACCATCACATTGTTCGACAACGGCACTGAGCCTTTCCTTTTCAGATATTCTCTTTCCGTCATGTCGTAGTAGTATCCGTTCTTGTACACTCTCACTGTGTCGCCCCATTGGTCACCGTAGCAGTATCTCTTGGCTCTGTCTCTAACCATACGCACAGCCTCCAGGTTGTTCCATGCCTGCCAACATCGCTGCAACAGCTCATAGTCCGTCTTCTTGCCCGACTGTCTCTCCTTACGTCTCCGTACGGTGTCAAACGTCTTGCCCGAAGTCGGCATTACACGTGATAAGGTGGGTATATTTTTCTGCATATTTCTATCTTACGTCATTGTCTATCAGCGCAAAAATACTCTAAATGACAGCGCGAAATGCCGTGTTTCGTCTGTACAAAAGTTGCAAGTACGAAACACGGAAAAACGGACGCAAAAAATCGGGATATTCGCAAGCGTAAACTAAAATATGTAGATACCCAGAAAAGGTAAAGGATAATACACCTTATTATATATAAGATATGGCAGAAGAAAATAAAGAAATTAAGACCGAAGCTCAGTCGCAAGAAGCGGCTACAGCTCCACCCGTGGACGACCGACCCAACCGCAAGGCTTTCTCCGAGCGTTTCTCTAAACGTCATAAGGACATCGACTTTGAGGATAAGGAGGCTCGCTACGCTGCTATGAACGACGATGCCGACGCTCTCTCTCGCTACGAGGAGGACGGAAAGGCTCTCAGCGAAATGTTCGACAACAACCGTTGGGTTGCAGCTATGGCTATGGACCTTACAAAGAATCCCGACCTTAACCCTATCACATGGATAGCTTCTCATGGCATCGACATCGGCGCTGCTATGCAGGACGAGAAGATAGGCAAGGAGGTGGCTCAGCGGATTGCTGACTTCCAACAGAAGAAGGCCGACGAGGAAAACCACGAGAAGGAACTCGTCTCCAATCTACAGAAGTCGGCCGATGCTATGGAGCAGCTTGGTCTCGACGACGACGCTAAAGCCGACCTTTGGGAGAGTTTCTTCAAGGTTATCGGCGACGCTGAGGATGGTATAGTCTCCACCGAGACGTGGCAGCTCTTCAAAAACGCGCAAAACTACGACGCTGACGTGGCTTCGGCTCGCGAGGAGGGTGCTATGCAAGGACGTAACGAAAAGATTCAGAACAGGGTCAAGCGTTCCGAAAAGACCGAGATCCCGCCTTCTCTCAGTACTAACAGTGGTGTGTCGCCCACCAAAAAGAAGTCCAGTGGCTTCTGGGATGGTCTGGTTTAAAAGTAAAACACATTTTATTATTTATTAATTTCTAAAATATCAATTAAATGAAACACTATCGGTTTATTAATTTTATTAAAAGCGGACATTTCCTTACTTGGCTCTTACTCATGCTTCTCTCCGTTGTAACTGGCGGCTCGTCGCTCATGGCTGTTGCCGACAACGTTGCGCCCCAGATTGGCGATGAGGGCAACACTCCCGCAACCGCTGCAGAGGTTGCTGAACACGAACACGTTGAGGCTGGCAAGAGCGACCTCAATAGTCCCGGTGGCAAAAAGGATGGTCAGGATTTGACGGGAACTCAGGCTTCATCCACCCAGCTCAAAGAGGGTGGCATGATTGATGAGGAGTGGGACAGAAACATCGTAAAGTTCTATCCATACAAGACTCCGCTTCTCAGTATCGCCCGACAGGTTGCCGCCAAGGTTCCTATCAAGAACTGGACTGCCAAACACATGCGCATCGGTGGCGAGACTCTCGACGGTAAGACTACTGCCGAAATCACTGGTGGCGACACCATCGAGCTTAACTCTACCAACTTCTCTGGTTCTCTCCGTCCGTTCTACAAGTGTTCTACTGTCTTTGTTCCCGATGTTGAGGGTTACAAGGAGGGTTCTAACACCGAGCACGAGGGTATTCTTCAGCTCTATGTCATCGAGTCTAACGGCAAGAAGGTCGTTCTCCAGGCTACCAACGGCAAGGCTAAAAACAATGGTACTCCAGCCGACGACCTTGACAGTATGACCTGCCCCGACATTCCTTCGGGCTCTGTCTTACTTGTTGGCGCAACTGCCGCAAGCGAGTCTCAGCTTATGGTCCCTCCTGAGAACATGCAGCCTCGCGAGAAGGAGGTTTGTGTTCAGAAGAAGCTTCTCAACATTCTATTTACTACCGACTTCGAGAAGGTACAGACCAAGGTACCTATCTCCGTCAAGGACCTCAAGGCTGACGCTATCATGAAGTACAACCTCCGCGCCGAGCGTTCTTATTGGTTTGGCACTAAGCGACGCATTAAGACGCTCACTGAGGATGGTGCTGTTGAGGATGTTTACTTTGCCGAGGGTATCTTGCCTCAGATTACCAATAAGTATGCTATTGGCGACGTTCAGGAGTGGGCCGACTGGATTGCTCTCTCAAAGCTCCAGTTTACAGAATTTGCAGAAAATAACCATGCTTACGTCTTCGCTGGTAAGAACTTCATCGAGCGCATGGAGAAGATGAAGATTGACAAGGATGGCAAGAACGACATCATCAATCACGACGAGTTCGACCTTACCTTCAAGCGCATCAAGGACACATTCGGTACTTTCGATGTTGTTTGGGATCAGACTCTCGACCTCATGCACATGGAGGACTTTGCCGTTATCATCGACCTTAAGGCGAGTCGTCGCTACGTTCGTGTTGCCAACAAGGAGCGCACCAACGACATGTCTAAGGGTGCAGGTGCTATCCGCGACGCTAAGCGTTGGATTCACGAGGAGGCCGATTGTATCGCTCTCCGTGGCTACAACTCTATACTTGTTGGTCCTGAGGAAAAGATTTCTAAGCTTGGCGGGTCCACTCTTACCACTATCATCTCTGCTCCCAAACTCCCCGCAACTCCGTCAGCCGGCATGAAGGTTGCCCTTACCGAGGACTACGTCTCTGGCGATGTTCAGTACGACAAGGGTACCGTCTACTACTACAACGGCACCAAGTGGGAACTCTACAAGGGTCAGGACGTAGCAGCCTAAAGATTATTTTATTTCCGTAAAGCCCTCGCTGAGCAACGGCTTTGCTCGCTAATGTCTCAGCGAGGCTTATCTTTAAAATTCCAAAACGCAATGATTAAGATATATAGATTAAAAGAGGCACTAAACAATAGCCATCATACTCTCGTTGGTGCAGGTGGTAACAAGGTTCACTACGAGTTCACAGGTGGTAATATCATTACAGGCACTTGTCCCGAATTATCTCTTAAGGGCAAGTATTATCAAGACCTTCTTGAGAGCAGTCAGCTTTTCAAGTCTGGTACTGTGGTGTTGATCCGCGAAATCAAAACCTCCGACGACAAAGGCCCCGTTCCTACTACTAAGCCGACCCCCGAGAAGAACCTGGATAGTGTCGATTCTGTCACCACCCCCGACGAGCTTCTTGTCTACGTCAACACCAACTACTCCAAGAATTTCACCAGTCCTGCCAAGGCTCTCGCTTTTGCAGCTAAGGAAGGCATCGTCTTCCCCAAACTGTCCCTTGGCGAGTAGTTTCTTAAAACATTAGTTATGACTATCTCCGAAATCATCAACAAAGTAAAATGGTGTATCGACCACGAGACTCATGAGGATGCCAAGCTTGCCGACAACGGTGAGGACTCCTACATGGATAATATCATACGTGCCAAAATCAACGACGCACGCCGATGGCTCGCCGTAGCCACCTCCCAATCCACCACCCTCTCCTCATCTCCAAGCTCCTCTTCCTCCTCCAGTGTTACAACACTCACTATCACCCCCTATGATGGCTTTACCGACATCGCCACCATCACCATCCCCTTGTCTCTTTCCACCGTCACCTTAACTCGCGTACGTCTCTCGTCATGGCACAAGGCTGCCATACCTATTCTCGACACCTCCGACGACGCCATGCTTATGTTCGACGACACTGCAAAGGGTACTGTCAACCGACCTCTCGCCACTGTCATGCAAGGCTCTCCCACGAGAATCCTTGTTCAGCCTTACACCTCTGCCGACACTGCCGAGATTGTCTATATCGGTATAGCTTCCGACATCGACACTTCTTCTGATGATACCACCGTAGATATTCCAACCATCCACGAGTCTGCCTTCATCTACTACATTGCCTACCTCTTGCTTACCGCCTACCAAGACCCACGTGCGCAAGCAATGTTCGCTATCGCAGTCCAGCTGACAGGCTCCAAACAGTCCGTATAGTTATGTACACTCTCACTGCATCATACTCTCCCGAAGAACTTGCCTGGATCACTCCCGAAGTTCAGTTTAAGCGTGATATCTACCTCATCGTCACCCTCAAACGCCCCGGCAAACTCATCATCCGGCAACGTGTCTCCGATGGTTCCAATCCGCGCGTGCCTATCCGACGTCACAAAGATATGACCTCCTTCAAGCTCCGCCTTACCATCCTCCCCGAAACCGTCGGTCTACAAATTTTCACATCTACCGAACCAAACGAAATTAAATATGCCTACATTTAGAGAAGACCCTAAAATCGGTTCTAAGGTCCCATTAATCAAAACTGCCGACCTTAACGACAAGTCGGTAACAGAGAGGAAGTTGGCCGACGGTGCCGTAACAAAAGATAAACTCTCTCTTGAGGTTCTGAATGGGGTTCCGCTTGAGAGAATAACAGAAGAAGAAATTGAAATAATAGTAGGAGGACAATAAAGCATGGTAAATATATTGACTAAAGAAGGGCTAAAGCATTTTACCGCTGGAATTAAGGCCTGGGCTGGCGGGGTTGTTACAATAACTATAAACAAAGACACTTCTGTAGATACTGCTGTACGTTATCTTACGGACAAGCTAAATGCTAATGGATATAGTTTTGACGGCACCAGAGGCATAATTGTGTCAGGCGATAGCTGTATTATGGTCGGTTTTGTTATAAACTACCTAAAAACAGACAAGTTAATGATTCTTGATCATTGCTCGAACAATAAGGTTAAGAAAATCATCCTTACACAAGTAAATAACTCATGGGGTGTGAACTTCGTAGAGGAATAAACCGTATTCAAAACACAAATAAATTATTATGGTAAAATATGTTGATTCAAATGCGTTATCAAGATTTAAGAAAAATCTCGATAATAGCACTATCACCAATGACGAAATTGATGACATTATTGGTGTAACTGTAAGTGAAGACATAAACAGTTCAGTCTCAGTTACAGAAATCGCGAAGCAGGTGAAGCAGAACACAGCGGATATAGCGGGCGTGCAGAAACGTCTTGATATGTTCGGGGATGCTTACGTAGGATTTGCCCGTGTGTCGGGCGATGCCGACCCAAAACCTTCGCAGACCTACATCTACGGCACACGCCAGCTGGTACGTGAGATTGGCAAGCACATGAAGATAGGCACCGTGAAGCGTGTGGACAACGAAGCCGTGTTGCAGCACGAGGGTGCGCCTGGACGTATAACCAAGGCGAGCAACGGCGAGGCAATGGCTGTGGATGGCTCGGAGGGTGACTTGTTGGTATATACCGACATTCCTCTGCATCTTATCAAGGCTAACGAGACTGTCGAAGGACAGGAAATGAGCTGTATGGGCGTAGGTGTAGTGCCTTGCTACTGGATGGGGCATGCAGCCAAGCGACTGGAGCCATTTGCCTTTGCTCCATTCTACACCGTCAATGCAAAGATATTCGACGATGAGCGTTCGTGTGCACATTGTATTATCTCTGACGCTGTAGCTGGTACATCTTATACGCTTAACGGATTCGTAAAAGAGTCGTTCCGTCCAAATGCGAATGGTTATTACAGCGTGGGTATCTCGTCATTGGGCTCGATACATAATGCACAGGCTAAGAACGCCGACTCTAACACCAACCGTCCGTACATGGGAGGCTACTATGAGTTCTACGAGCTGTGGATGACGATGATGTACATTGAGTGCGGCACGCTCAACACTACCGACCTCTACAGCATGGGTGTAGGTCTGACTACAGCCGACTCGGCAACAGCCGACACTTGGAACAACGAGCGCATTGCTGCAAACTCGGGCATAAAGATGATAACGGCAGACGGCACGGTGGCAGGTTATGGTGCACTGATGTCGCAGAGCATGCGCAAGGGTGCAGATGGTAAGGTGAACTATAACCTCTCGGCAGTAGTGGGTAACGGATATTACAGCGCGACTAAGTGCGGAGAGGCATTGATGGTGCTCGACGGCATAACTAAGGCAGGATTGCAGAGCAAGGTAGGCTTGTCTACTAATGTGTTCTATTTTGACGAGACGAACAATCTGGTATGCTCTACATCTATCAATCTTGACACAGGCGAGGGCATGACACCTAACAAGCGATATTTCGTTGTGCGTAACGTGCCTAACTGCCAGGGTATTGGCGAGGGAGTGTTCACGGCTGTAGTAAATACTTATGCCAAGTTCTCTGTAGCCGACAGTATATATACAGGCAGTACCGACCTTACTGGAGGCACGGTAATATACAAGTTCTCGCATTCGGTGTACCGTGGCATGAGTATTCCGATGGACGGTGCATTCATGCAACTGTGTGGCGCACATTATATGTCTGGACGTACAGCTGATGATACTGTCTACGGCAAGTTCTGTTGTGCCGAAAAGTGGCAGGACATGGCACCGTTGACAAACGACACTGCCTATGGCGATATTGGCACTGAGTTCAACATTCTAAGGGGATTGAACAACGTGAAAAGCGTCAGTGGTAAAGCAGGATGGGTAAGCAAGGCTGACTATTCTTTGTCGCTGTTCTGCTTTACCGAGCACAGAGGCGGTATGCACACTAAGGAGTGTCGCTATACTTGGAACGGTAATACACTATGGGGCTATGGTGACAGCAATACAGGTCTGCCCGCTACAGGTAAGGAGGGCGTAAAGTCTCTCGTTGTCGGGTGCCATGCGAACCTTGGCGCTGCGTCGGCTTGTACCGCTAATTGCAGCAATGGCGTTAGCAATGACCACTGGGGTTACGCTGGGGCTTTGGCTGTCCCTCAGCTTAAATTCAAGCAATAAGGAGGCAATAAAATTATCAATTATGAAAAAGACAAGAATGATGTTTGACCAGAAGCAGCCACAGGTGGTTGTATGCAAGAGTGGTAGAGCAATGATATTGCTCAACGAGAGAGAAGTGAAGAGCGTGAATCAGGTGCCAGTAGGTATGAGCGAGGAAGGAGAAATGCACTACGAGGATGTAGAGAGTATTGAATACTCGTATGATACGTGTTGGCTCAATGGTGTGAAGAGCGAAGATGATGTTCTGACTGCTGCACAGAAAGCCGTGCAGACTGCTATCAACGCTTACGACATATCATCTGCTGTCAACGGCTTCATCCTTAACGGTAAGCGCGTTTGGCTTGACAAGGCTACACGTGTAGGCTTGATGAACTCCACATCGATAGCCAAGGCTATGGGACAACCTACAACGACATTGTGGCTTGGCGACGCAAAGTTAGTGGTGGAGTGCGACAAGGCGATACAGCTGCTCTCGGCATTGGAAATGTATGCTCTGGAGTGCTTCAACGTTACTGCGGCTCATAAGAAGGCTGTGAGTGAAATGACGAGTGTAGAGGAAGTTTTAGGGTATGACTATAAGGCAGGTTATCCACAAACACTTACAATGACAATTTAAAACCCATGGTTACACTATTTATCATTGCAGTATTGCTGTTCTGCTTAATGCTGTTGTATGTAAAATGTAAATACGGCACACCCTCAATGATATCATCTATCTATTACCTCTTTGGGAATCATGGCTGGATATTTCAGCTTATCATGATTGTCATAGGGTTACTGATGATGGTAATCTTGCTTGATAGCGGTCTTGGCAAGCAGTACTTGGCTTTTCTCGCTTGTACAGGACTGATATTCGTAGGTGCTGCGCCAAGGTTCTTAGAGTCAGGCGAGCGTGAGGTGCATAAGAGTGCTGCTATTCTGTCGGCTGTGGCAAGCGTAGCTTGGTGTTTGTCAGTCAACGTTACACAGACGTTTATTGCCATTGCCCTGTACCTTTTGTTCGGAACACGTAGACACCCATTATACTGGGCAGAGGTTACAGCTATTCTACTTGTATTCTGGATTTATAAATTTAATATTTAACTTTAAAACAAAATAATTATGACAAAGTATTTAGACAAGGTAGGCCTTACAGAGTATACTAAGCTTATGAAGGCTCATGTAGCAAAGAGTACATTGAAACTTGGTGAATCATCTGGTACGGCTTATGACGGAGCAAAGGGTAAGGCAAATGCCGACTTCATTAATGGAGTGAAAAACGGTAACCTCGCTCTTGTGTCACCAGAAATCAGAGGCAGATGGAATGTGTTCAACGCAGCTGGTACAGCAGTGGAATCAATGGGTTCATCATCAACCTCTCTGTCTCTTGAAAACGGTTATCAAGCATCATGGACAGGCTCATTCTCATATCCAGCAGCAAAGGAAGGCCAGAAAGTTCCAACAAGTGTATCTGGTAATTGGACTGCACTTCCAGCAGTAAATACACCATCTGCAACATACACAACCCCTGAGAAGGTAAAGACTGACACCACAATCTCTGCAACCATCGCAGCTGCCAAAACTGGTCTTATGGTTGTTGGTTCAGATGTAAAGCCCGCAAGTGGCAATGACACAAAGACAGCATCTGCAAGCGTACACTTCTATCATCGCCGTTATTTTGGTTTGGCATCAACATCAAGTATAACAGCAGATATTATAAAGGGTTTGAGTAAGACGGACCTTAATAATTCACGCACAGCAAAGCTTGAAGGTATTTCGGCAACAGATGCTCAGTACTATGTAATAGCTTATCCAAAGGCAATGGGTGAGTTGACCAAGATAGTACAGAATGGTGCCACACCATTGCTGAATGGAGGTTTTGTAAAGAGTGAGGTAACAGTGACAAATGCAGCTGGTGCTTCAATAGTTTACTTGGTATACCGTACAGTAAACCCAGGAGCATTGAAGGATAACTCATTCCTGGATATAGCATAAATAATTGTTTAACATTAAAAACATAAAAAGATATGGCATTAAAACAAGCAAATACGCTGGCTCCAAGTAATGTGTCAGCAACAGGTTTTGCCTTGGCAGACGCAAGACATATTGGAGGTCATAAAGTTGTAGCAAGTCTAACGGCTTTGTATGCATTGCAGGATTGGCAGCTGCTTAATCCTGGAGAAACAGACACAGCATTGGCATTAGGTCAGCAGTGGTATGTTAAGGGAATTGGTTTTTATAGACTGACCAACTGGGCTAATCGTAAAACATCAAGTGGTTGGATAAAGGAAGTAGATCCAAATAACATTGACACTACTCTGTTTCAGATTGTTTCTGCTCTTCCTACAAGTGGTATTAATAAGAATCGTATATATCTTGTAGCTTCGGCAAACAGAGACCCTAATGGTAAAAATATATATGCCGAGTATATCTATACTGGTGATACCTCAGCCACCTATGACGCAACCAAGTGGGAGAAAATTGGTGAATATACACCAACAGTGGACCTATCTCCTTACATGAAGTTGGAGCAGAAGGGTGTGGCTAATGGTGTAGCTACATTGGATGCAAAGGGTAAGGTTACTGATGGTCAGTTGTGGGATGCAACAAGCGAGAATCATGGTTTGATGTCAGAAGAAGATAAGAAAATTCTTGATACAATCAATGATGAACTATCTGTGGGTAAATACTCTGATGTATGTAAGTTTGATGATATATTTACACCCCTTATTGGGAATGTTGAAATACTTCAAGAATCACTTTCTGAGTCTGTTGTAAACTATGCTATTATCTATCTTACAACTAAAAATATGTTTGTAGCAAGCTATGAGGGTAAATATTATAATAACTGGGCGCATAGAGCAGAAACTTTTGGTGCCTCAAATACTCCAGTAGAAGGTAAATTGTATTTAAAGAAAGCAGGACAGATATCAGTGGCTGGTTCGATTGCATCACCTACTTTATATACGGGTGATAGTAAAGGTCTCTATCCTCTTGCTAATCAGAACGATATTCAAGTAATGTCTAATGAGGAGATTGATGCTTTGTTTGCATAAACATAAGTTATAACAAGTAAATAAAAGTGGTGAACCTTCTAAAGGGTCCATCACTTTTTCTTTTCTTTAATCAATCTTATCCAAATCTTCTACCGCCTCCTGCATTATCATCTCAATATTATGGTTCGCGAAGTCCACCTGCTTCTTATCATCGGCCCACTTCTTTCTCATAGTATTCCAGTGTCTCATTCGCTTTTCCGCATTCTTGATGATAGTCACCTTTCTTTGCTCAGGCGAACCTTCGAACTTCTCTAATGCAGCAGCATTTTCAATCCTCTTCATCGTAGGCACGTTCTTCGATTTCAGCTTGTCGTTATTGGCGATAGTCTGTTCCATTTCCTCCTTGTAGTTATACCATTTGGCTTTGGTTCTCGCCATGCTCGACTGTTCTCTTGGAGTATAGAAGAGTGAGCGTAAGAATGGCACATCGCCCACTTCTATCTCGTCTGTCTTGCCAGTCGCTACCTTAACTGCCAAGCCAACACTACGCTTAACAAATGTACCCATACCAGCACTAAGCGATTCGTAGAAATGATTAATCATCGACGGGTCTGTTATCCAGTCAAGAGCCTCATTGCCCTTCATTTCCGCATTACCAGGAGCGACGTTATTCGTCTTGGCGTTCACCCACTTATTCAGGTCCACAAGTTTTGCCGGCACATTGCTATAGGCGTTCTGCCATGCAGGGTTAAGCTCAGTCTTGTCGCCCGTTCGTCTTATTGGTGCTCCCTTCCAGTCATTATTAAGCCACCACTCAATTAACGGAACTATAGCAGTAGGAGCAATACCTTCTCCAAGCATACTAAATCCATTAGTAACGCTCTTCTCGAAATTCGGATTATTCAAGAAGTCCACCACAGGGAACAGCTGCGACATACAACCTACGGCATCCATCGCCATGTTTCTCTGACTCTTTACGTTCTTCGCAAATGTCTGTCCTGCTGCCAAGTCGCCAAGACTATAGAATGCTCTCAGCTCAATAGCCAACGGCACAGTCACAAATCTGTTCTTGCCCACATATATACACAGATTGTTTCGTCTGATATAGTCAGGCAACTCGCCATACGGATCCTTCACGTTGCCTCTGTCCTTCTCATCCTCATTCTGTATAATAGCATTGTTGACAGCAGCCATAATCAACGCTAAGGCAAACGGGGCAGAGGTCATAGCAACAGCGGTACCCACAGGAGCACGCTTGATATTCTTGAACAGCAGGTTCGTGCTCTGAATGCCAGCATTGAAGAACATCGAGTAGTTTCTTAGGTAGCCAGCCACAAAGCCGTATGTGTTTCGTCTTGCCTTCTGCCAATCACCCATTTCTCCGTTCTTGAAGCTCTTTATAGCATCACCCGAACCATGACGGTTGAAGTTTGTCGATACCTCCTTTGCGTCATACGCGCTTCTTGCTGCCGAACGTCCCAAGTCTCTTGAGGTGCAATACGTTGCAAAGCGGGCCATATTCTCAGCCACCTCGTTCAAGCTCTCTACGTTCTCGCCTACTTTCTTAAGCAGTCCCATAACATTTACCTTAACCTTCTTCACGCCCTTGGCCGCTTCCTTCTCCACGACACCCTTGTAGCTCTTTTCCATGTCGTGCATCGAGAACAACTGAACGAATCCTGTCTCGCCACCGTTCTCCATAAACTCCTTGAAGTATCGCTCCATCTTCGAGTTGCCCAGTGTGCCTTCTCTGTATCGGGCGTATAGTCCATAGCCTATACTTCCCTTGAAGTCTTTCCACTTCATGCTCTTCAATCTTCCTGCGTCCTCATTGTAGATCACATTTATCGGATTAAGCTCACCATAATAGCGTGCCCATTTTGCGAAATACCTTCCTCCTTCCTTTGCAGCAACATGCGAAGATGCAAATTCCATGTCTCTCACGATGTTTCTCATCACAAACTCCGGACTCCATGATGTTGAGGCCATAGCCAGCCATCGTGTCACAGTCTGCAACCACTTTTGGCTTGCCTTGCCGTTCTCCAGCATTCCGTTCAAAGCCTGTGCTGCTCTCGGATTGCCAAGCACCACAAATCTGTGTGTTCTTCCTGCTATCTTCACGTCCACAAAGTGTTGACTCTTGTCCTTCGCTCTTTGGAATTTGAAGCCGATGTCCGTGCTGTTGCTCAGACTCTTTGCCTCGCCCTTAGCTTGCTTGGCCCTCATGTCCGTTTCAAAGGCATCCACAATGCTCGCAACATCATCTGCGCTTGCTCCTTCGGGAATCTTCGGATAAGCCTCCTCCCAAATGTCGTTACCGTTTCTGTCTGTGCCTATTTTTTCTACCCAAACCTTTGTCTCCTTCACAAGATTCTGCTCTCCGCTGTTTCTCACGAATCGCGCAAAGGCTTGCTTTATAGTGTTCTGCCCTCCGTTTCTTATCGCACGGTTGCCCATCAAGCCAATCTGTGCCAATATCTCCACATTGCTCAGGCTCTTTCGTCCCTTGGCGTTCATCAGCGTCGTGCCGATATAGTTGCTTGGGTCGCCCATTTCTGTCACATATCCGTATACGTCCTCAGCGGTAGCCTCGTCAAACTTTCTCAAAGGCACATACCAGTCGAACATGCCCAATACTCCGTCATGTGTAATTTGACTTATCAGTCCACTCTCGTAGTCCGAATTTACAGAATAATCAGTAGCTGCCTTCACCTTCTTCCAGAAGTCGGCAACTGAGCCTTTCTTCATGCTTTCCATGCTCGCCTCCTGGCTCATTACCTCGTCAATAGCTCCGGCATCATCATAAGCTGCTTTCTTGTCTGCAATACCCTGCAAGCCGTGCATACCCGAATAGTCATGCTCCTCAGCCTTGAAGTCCTTGTCCAAGTTTGTTACAATCCACTCGTCCATCTGACGGTAGAACTCCTTCAAGTCTATCTGTCCCGAGTCAAGCTTCTTTCTAAGGTCGTATTTTTCGTCCTTCCAAGCAGTCTCCAAAGCATCAATACTATCGGATTCTTCACTTTTCCCTTTTCTCTTTTCACTCTTTATCCAGTCTCTCACGAACAGCACACGGTTTCTCTCCAATCCATGCTTTCTTATCATATACAGATTGAAGTTCCTTATTCTGTCCTCCACCTTCTTGCCATCGAAGCTATCCAACACGCTCGACATAGCCTTGCTAAGCGGGTCCATATAGCGTATTTCGAAGAGCTTTGATTTGTCGCTCATCATGCCCTCTGTGATATTCTGCATCAGATATGGGTTCATCGAGCTATTCACATCTTCTATCTTCCTGATAGACGGATCAATAGCCTCCATCAGTTTCTTCAACGAGAGCATATTGTCCATGAAAGCCTCCGTAGCCATATAGCTATGACGGTCCAGGGCATGATGGTATCTATCCAAAGCGGTAGCTGCATTTGGTGCCGTGCGGTAGTGTATCTCTCCGTCCGTTGCCTCCAGCCATTCCTCGCGACTCATACCCTCGAAGTCATGGCTCTTGCCGTCGTTGTCATACAGCTCGCCGCCCTCAATCTTAGTGTACTCCGTCTTCTCATGCTCTATCTTCCACCTCACAGCCTCAGCTCTCATCTTCCACAGCGGACTGTCTCCATGCTTTTGCACATTCTTCGCAAGCCATAGCATATACTTCACGTCCTTCACGTTAGGCGAAACTCTGTAGCCTATCTCATGCAGGGCATCTGTCACCTTATTCTTAATGTAGTTCCAGAATCCCGGCTCACCCTTTCCGTCCTCTGCGCTCTTGGCGATAAACTCCTCAATAGCGTCATAGAATCCAAGGTGATTCATGTTCATCTTTTCCTTCACATAAGCTCTCAGCTCAGCATTGATAGGATTGTCTAAGTCCATCCAAAGACTTCTCATATAGTCATTGAACTTATCTCCAAGCAGTCCTCTCATGCCCTTGTGCCCTACGGTCTCGTGCCAAACGGTTTTCTCCGCGGTATACGTGTCATGGATGTTCGGCATATACAGATGCACCTCGCCCGTCTTCTCGTCATACCAGCCAGTCACCTGCTTGCCGTTCTCTATGTCCTTGCGCACCTTCGGGTTCTCAATCTCCTCAACCGAGTTCACCATCTTCACCTTGCCTCCAGTTCTCTTGGCAACCTTCTCCACGGTCTTGATGATACGCTCGCTCACAGCATTCGAAGTCCCCGAAGTCTTCTCAGGTGTTACAACACCATCGCCTTCTTTTCTAAAGAAAGTCTCCCCATCTGTTAAATTTTTACTCTCATCAAGCAATTTTTTGCCCGAATCGTAGGATTTCTCAACTCCTTGCAGTAACTTTGCGGTTGAAATATAACCGTTGGTTGTACTGTTCAAAGGGAGACTGTCGGATTCGTTCGCTTTCTCGGAACCTTCCGACGTTATATTTTTAGAGTTGCTTGGTGTCATGTCCAAAGGGGAACTGTCGGGTAACACCGCTGTGCCAGGAGTGTCAGGCAGCTCTATCTTATTATCAATAGAGTTGTTTGATGCATCCGAAGGTGGTCTGTCGGGATTTTCTCGCTTTCCAGGGGAGTCAAGCAGCTCTATTTTTGTTACCTCATAGCTATGAGGTTTGTTTTCTTCCCCACCTCTAAACTCTTGCATAGTAGTCTTCACACGGTATATCTTACCGTCCATCTCTACTGCGCCATAAAGTCTATGTACAAGGATATTGTTTCCATATCCAAGCTCGGCTTTTCTTTTTCCGGTTTCGTCCTTTACGTTATAATCCGCGTGAATCTCAGCCTCGATGCTCTCATGGATAACATCTGTAAGTTTGGGAAGTACCGAAAGATGAATGTCAAGATTCTCACTTTTACGAACAGCACTTTCTGAAAGATATTTTTCAACAGCCCTTTTGCTGATTGTATAAGATGTACCATCGCGCATAATAGGCATTTCTGTCTTTCCCGTTGTTACAAGGTTTTCTTTTGCCCATTCTCTGGCATTTTTTAAAGAAGTTTCAATATTGTCACCAAAGGGAGATTTCTCAACCTCTACCACCTTCACCTTCTCCTTATTCAGATTAGGCATAACGATTCCTTTCTCCTCCACAGCTCTGTCTCTCACAGCATCAAAGTGTTCCTTGCTGTCTGAGAAGGTATCACCAAGCTCCATGCGGTAATGCACCTTGCTTTCTTCCTTTACCTTTACGCCAAGCTCCGAAAGTCTGTCAAGTACATCCTTTAGCTTTTCTTCCTTTACCTCGGCAAGCATCGTGTTTCCTCTTGTCTCAAAGTTACCGCCATCTACCATTTTCAGCAGCTCCTTATCAAGGAAATACTTGCCTCCTTTCTTGTTGCTCTTCGGGACACGAATAGTATAGTTTCGTGCCATTTTCATATAGTCGAAGCCTTGCTCTATCTTCACGTCTCCGTCCGAAGAAGTCACCTCTGTTATACCACCCTTGTCCGATGGCAATTCAAATTTTTCAGCTACGCTATTTATAGGCTTCTCGTTGGCAAGACCATTCGACTCAAAATTCCCAGGCATCAAAATGCCTGTCTTCACATCGCCTGTGTCTGTTGTGTACTTCACCAACTGACCGCCCAAGCCTTGCTCCTTAGTGTCAATCAAAGCTTGCAGCAAGTTTCCGGTAATGATATATCCGTCCTTACGGCTCTCGTTACTTGTCAGCTTGTCCCAGTTGGAGGTATCCATACTCAGCACGCGCAGATGATTGTCACCCATCGCGGATGCCTGTCTTGTCAGTCTGTCAATTATGCCTATAACGTCTGCCTTGTCGCTTCCTAATCCTGCCTTTCCATTTATGGGGAATGTTATCTTTCTTCGTCCGTCCAAGGTAGCGAACGATACGGTAGAGGCATTTGGCGAGAAGTTGTCGGTTATCTTTATGTCTATCAGTCTGCCATAGCTATTGCCGAATCCGCTCAACTCAGCAGGATTGTTCATGTCTGTTGGCAGTACAAATGCGTCTTCCGTGTTGAAGGTTTCAAGAATACGGTAGAACATTTCAGCCTTAGCCTTCAAGTTCTTCACCACCTCTTCGCCCTTTTCATTCTCTACTTTGTAGATGTTATCTTGTTGGTAAATGGCCATTTGGGCAATCTGCTCGTCTGTCATGCCCGAGTTCTTCTGATTTCGCAACGCATCCTTTAGATACTTTTCACGGGCTTTGGCAGCTGCCTTCCTGGCACGCTCTTCTATCTTTGCCCCTTCTTCTTTTGCCTTGTTGATGAAGTAATCTTCTATTGCCTTTTTCTTTTCTTTCTTGTACTCGTCCCAACTCTTGCCGCCCGTGAGTCCGTCCTGAGCTTTCTTTACTTCCTCAGCTTTCATAGGCTTTTTCAGCACAGCCATATTCACCTTCTCTACATAAGTATTGTCGGCAAAAGCATTGTCACCTCCTGGCTCTGAGCCTTCCTTCCAAACGTCCTTGTTTATGGTCTTTGCTTTCAGTGGCAACTCGGTTATCTCCAAGTCGTTTTCGCCCATTTCGTTCAGACGTTGTATCTCGGCTGCATAAAGGTCGCCTATCTCTTGCAACATCTTCTCTTGCTCTTTCACTTTCAGCAAAGCCATACGGCCAAGCAACTTGCTCGCGTCGCCTCCTGCCTCACTACTCATGCCGTCAGAAGAAGAAACCAACTTTTGTGGGTCTACTGCCGACAAGTCTGCTCCATAAGACTTCTCCCATCCGAATGGGTCTGCCATACGTGCATACAAGTCAAGGTGCTCTGCCATGTATTCCTTCACTACCTTGTCGCCGTACTTATTGGTAATGTCGGCTACTTCCATTTCATTGAACTTGCTCTTCTGTGAAGAAGTGGTGTTTGCGTCCAATGATTTCAGCTTTGCCTTGAACATCATCAACAGTCGCTGCTCTGCCGGGATAAGCGACACAACGTATTCGTATGCGCCTCTTGCCACCTGTCCCGTTCTGTCTATACGTCCACGCATCTGCACCTCATCGTTCACGTCAAGCTGCTGCTGGGCAACAATCATCACTCGTTTTCTCTGGTCGGCATATTTGCTTGAAGCATGGAGTGATATACCAGTTGCCGCACTCTTGTTCAAGATTAGCGCGTCTATCTGCCCGTCGTTAAACTCTCTCGCAAGTTTCTTCTTGTCTGTGTCCGCACGCTTCACCTTCGTTACCGTGCCGTTCTCGTTATACGCAAACTCTGTCTGCCTGCCAGTCAACTCGCCTACCTTATATCCTGCCTTCGTCAATTCGTTCTTGATAACGTCGATAGGAGAGAGGGATAGTCCGGTACTTGTCTTTCTTATCTTTTCTTCAAGCGCATGGTATGCCTCAACGGCATCTGCACCTAAGTCTTTCAGATTAATATATCCGCTTTCGCTTTCGTCCTTAGCGTTCTTGCTTGTATAGCGAAGCGTACCTTCAAGTCCTTTCTTTAGTGATGTTCCCAAGTCGGGAGCATCCATTTCTTCGCCAAGCGCAAGGTTGCCCGTCTGCGACTCGTTGGTATTGTTCAATGCTATCACAGGCTTCATGCCTTGCTTCAAGTATTCAATAGCTCTTTCTGCTGCCGACTTTGCTTTAAGCGAGAGAAGCACTTGCTGCACAGTATTGAATGCCTTGCTTGCAAACGGTTGGTTCTTGATTCCCAAGGATTCTGTGCCACGCTTTATGCCCATCGACGACTGCACCTCTGCGAGTTCTTCATTACGTCTGTCTACGTATGCGCTTACATAGGTTCTTTGGAAGTTGATGATGTCGTTGAACAGACCGATGATGCTGTCATACTGCTCGCGCTGTTCGGCAACAACTTCGGGGTCGTCAATGGCTTTCCAGTCAATAGTCACGCCTGTCATGTCTCGCTCGCGACGTATCATCTGTCCGCATTGTGTCAGCGTCTGACTCATGATTTCCTGTAGTGTGGCTCCTCCACGCTTCACGGCGTCTATCAAGTCGGATGCTTTCATTCCTCCCTGGTTCATTGCCGTTCTTAGAGCATAGATTGGCATGTTGTCGGGACGCTTTGCGAAGGTTGCAGAGAAGAAGGTCACGTTCTTTGCCTTCTGAATGATGTGCTGGAAGTAGTTGCCTTGACCGCTGTCACCTCCTGCTGTATGGCTTTCGTCCAATATCAGATAGCCGTTCTTCATGAGCTTTTCTATAGCGTCACGTCGGGCTTGTCCGCTGATTGCTGCTGCACCAAACTTTTTGCCTTTGGCTAATTTCCTTTCCTTACGGTTGCCATTCTCGTCAAACTCATATACTCCGTTGCTTACTTGGCTGTATGTCGTCAGAACGTAGTCATACTCCTTTGGCAGCTCTCCGTTCTTTTCTATATAGTCAAGCACGCGCTTTACTTCACTCTTTGAAGGCAAGGCAAATACAACGTTCCCGTCAGCGTCTGTAATGGCAGCTTCTTTTGCGCTTCCAAATACAAACGGTCTCAATTCTTTGCTACCTATGTCTACCAAGTCACGATATACGTCACTCAGCAAACCTGCTGTCTTTGTGAAGTATACTGGCACTTGTCCTTGTTTCTTGGCGTATCTGATAAGCGAAGCTGCCTGTCTACCCTTGCCAATACCTGTCATATCACCGATGATAAAGGCATTGCCTTTCTTTGCCTGTTGCAAAGCGAGAGCTACTGAGTCTACTTGCTCTGCTGCAAGATGTGCGTATAGGTCTGCTTTATCGTTGTAGCCCAGTTCGTCAACCAAGAATTGGTCTGCATCACCCAACTTTTCCAAGTTCTTGTTTACAGACTCTTGTTGGTCGGCTGGCATAACGGCTTTAAGAGTGAACGGGTTTTCACTTCTTGGCGTATAAGCAACCTTTTCGGCACTTAGTCCACGTACGGGTCTGTCCACCCGCTCCAGTTGTCCCCGTGGTCTCCCTCCGTTCCCGGCATCGGTAGTTTCATCAGCATTTGGCTGAGTGTTAGGTCGTCCATTTCCTCCTGGTTCATTTCCTCGCTGCTTGTTGGTTCCAGTGGTTGGTTCCTTGCTTGGAGTAGGCTCTGCCCCTGCTCCGTTTGCTCCAGCACCTCCATCAGGAAGTCCTCCATTTTCTCCTGGCTTGGTTCCTCCTTCTGTCCCCAATACATTGTCGGAAACTGGTTCGGCAGTCTTGTCATGTACTCCTGTAGGACGAGCTGAAGGCTTTTGTTCGCCTCCTCCGTTTCCTCCTGCTCGTACTCTCTCTTCATTAGTATTAGCAACGCCCGGTCTATTAGGCTTTGCGTTAGCGTCTTCTCCTCCTTCTCCGACGGGAGAACCCATCCTTCCACTTCGTAGTATATCATCGTTTATTCTTTTATAAAGTTCGTCATAACTCTTCACGGCTTCCGCTCTTGCCTTGTCCTTCACTGGCGGATAGGCATTCTCGTCAAAGCGTCGTCCGTTAATCAATATAATGCGTGTCGGGTATGTTGTGCCCTGCTTTGCGTACAGGCTTCCATCCACGTTTATCACGTCCTCCACATTATAGTGGCTGTAGAGATAACCAAGCAGAGCCTTATCCTTCGGATTCAGACTTCCGTTCTTGGCGTATTCCGTCTTGCCGCCGATGATGATGGCTGCACGACCGTTGTCTTTCATGCTCTCCAAGGCGTTGATAGCCATCTGTCCCTCCAATGAAGAGATAGTATAACCGTCATAATCCCTTGGTGTGGCACTTCCAAATGGTGGGTTTGTCACAACCACGTCCACGTCCTTGTCCGCAAACGGCTGTGTTCCGTCTTGGCTTGTTATGTTCTTAAAGCCTTGTCTCTGCAAGTTGGCAAGTCTCTGTGCGTCGATGTCGTTCACATGTACCGCATCCTTAGGCAAGCCTATTGTCAGCATTCCGTTTCCGGCACTTGGCTCCAATGCGCTCTTTACTTCAATTCCTGCCTTCACATACATGTCTGCAAGGAATGCGTAAGGAGCAGGTGTGGAATACTGCTGCTTCATCACTCTCTCTGAGTCACGCTGATTAAGGCTCGGCTGATTCTCGTAGAGTTTCTTTATACGTTTGAACTTCTCGGTATTATTGGTTGACTCCGAAGAAGCGATACCTCTCGCTCTATGTACGATGGCTGTCTCTGCAAGTTCCTGCAAGTCCGTGTCCTTCACGTCTTTCAGTCCGCATTTTTCTGCCATCTTTCTCAGCTCCACAATGCCGTTAAACTTATGACCGAAACCAAGCTGAATGTTAACTTTATCAACAAATCTTTTCTCGCGTAACTTTCTATCCTCTGCTTCCTTGGAGTCGCCCACAAGCTCCTCCTTGTGCTTAGGCGAACTCTTCTCGTAGTAGTCTGCCCATTCTTTCAAACTCATGCGCTGCTCGCCGTCGCGATAGCGAATGTTCATCATCTGCTCGTAGATGGCATCCACATCTTCCTTCTTGAACACCTGGGCTGCTGGAGCAAACTCCTTGCGCATTTCTTTCACCACGTCTTCAAGATTGTGCATACCTCTCTTTATTCTTAGGTAAGCGTTCTCTGCCATTGCGCTCACAAGCTTAGGCAACACTTCAAGCTGTCTTGCATTAAGCCCAATGAACGATGCCGACAAATCCTCTCTGCCTGCTTTCAGCAAGTCGTTCCAAAGGTCGTTAACCTTCTTGTTCGACGCTTCCACAGCTGCATCGTCTGCCTTTTGCTGAGGCTTCTTCACTTCGCCCATAGCTTCTGCTGCAGCCTCTTTCTCTTTAGCAAACTTCTCGGCAGCGTTCTTTATTCCCTCAATAGGGCTTGCTGAGGCTTCCACCTTAGGAGTTTCGGTAGTTTCTGTTTTATTATCCGCTTGCTTAGTGGCGTTTTCCATCTTCGCATCCTTCACCTTTTCATAGATGCTCTCATAAACGGCACGATGCAAATCATCCGTTACCTCGCCATTCAGATAATCCACCGCCATATCCTTGGCAATGTCGTCCACATCGCTACCCCTAATCTCACCCTCAGTCAAAGGATGGTCTTTCTTGTAGTTCTCCGCAGCTTTCACTATCGGATTAAGCGTATTCTCTTCTTTCTTAGGAAGGATTGAAAGCGGTTCTTTATTCAGTTCTTCTTTTTCTGTATATTCGTTGTATCTCTCGCCTTCCTCTATTACGGATTTAATAATACGTGCCGCATCTGCCACATTATCCAATGTAATTTGTGGCAGCTTTGCAATAGGGTCGTTTTCTTTAATCTGGCTTATATTACGGTAGTCATTATCCAATGCCTTCAACTGGGCATACCAAGGGCTGTTCTTGTCGGCATATATCCAGCCGTCTCCGTTTTCACCGTAAGAAAGATGGACTCCTTCAAGTCCTGCATCTTTCAATGCAGAATCTAAGGCACTCTCGATAGTCTTAATAACTTCCGTTAAAGGTTTTATGAGTGCCTTATTAACATTATAGCTTTTATCGTTTTTCTTTGTATTCTTACAAATTGACAAATAAGACGAAAGATAGCCATGGCCAAGTGGGCTCGCAAGGATAGCTTCCACCAAATCTTTCTGTGCGTTCTTTATACGCTTCTTATCGCCACTCTCAACGGCTTCTTTCAAAGCCTTAGCAACAGGCGAAACCTGTTTCAAACCTTGGTCGCGAGACTCTATGTAAGCCTTGAATTTATTTTGAGGCGCAAGGTCTCCTTCTATTTCTTTCGTTCTTGGAAGTTCACCTTCTCTTTCCTCTCCCTTCGGCTTAGTCGGCTCCACAGGCTCCACAGGCTCAGTAAGGGCCAGTGAGGCCTCGTGAGGCTTATCACTTTTCTCTTCCTCAGCCTTGTCTACTTCTCGCTGTCCTTCTGTTGGTTCGTCTCCTCCTGGCGCTTGCGGTTCAGTTCTCTCAGAGCCGCCAGCATCGCCATTTCCTTCTTTGCTTGAATGTCTTGTTTCATAGTCTTTCCAGTTTCTAAGTTTTAAAAATTCGTTTACAAAATCTTCCTTCGTAGGTCTCTCGCCGAACATTTCCGTCTGGTTGGCGTCAGCATAAGGAGCGGCATTTCTGTTATACGCCATCATCAGCTCACGGAAGTCCTCAACCTTACCCTCCAGAGCAAGAGCAATAGCCTGAGATATAGGGTCAAATCTGTCCGCAGCGTTCTCGCCAAACATAGCAGGAGTGCGCAAGTATGCATCCACACCGCTTCCGCCTTGACGAGCTTCGTACAGCAACTGCACTGCCTGGTCTATCTCCTTCATCAGAGCATAGTCGCCAAGTTTCATATTGTCCGTCACGGCACGGATGCCGTTCAGAGCCTTGGTTTTCAGCATAGCGTCAGCGCCCATCATGCGGATAGTGTTCTCCGAGAACACACTGCCCAATAGCAGGTTCTTCACGAAGTCCTTGCCTGCTGCCGAAAGCTTGTCCTCGCCCTCACGCAATCCCGCTATCTCGTTCCTACCAATCACTCCCTTATCAATTAAACGCTTTAGCAACGAGTTTATTGCAGTAGGATTGTTAAAGAATGCGTCAAGACTGCCACTGCCCTCTATCTCTGATATAATAGTGCCTATCTCGTCTGCAGAAAGCTTCTTCGAGTTCGCTACTGCCTGCTGAGTATTGCCCTGCGATTTCTTCTCGTTCTTGTTGAACTTGGCAAAGGTTGCCGTGTCATACTTCATCGGCTCGTCACTCACAAGCACAAGGCGCGGATGCTTTATACCACTCTGCTCAATCTGCTCTGCGGTGAAGCCGTAATTCTCTGCATTCTCCTTCAATGCTTCAAGATAAGCACTGTCGGTACCGTTCTTTGCTGCCTTCTGTCCCGCCATCGTTCTGCCGTTACCGTCAACAACAATGCCGTCAGATGTCACAACCGGAACCTGGTCTACTGCCTGTCCGTCATACTTCATGGCTATCATATCCGTTACCATCTGAGCCTGCTTGTCATTCTCATAGTCACGGTCATTGATAGTCCTGCCTTCTTCGTTCACGGGGAAACCCTCACTCTTCTTATATCCGTCGTTGGCATTATGCGAAGGTGTCAGACTGTCTGCTTCAACAATCTCATAGTGTCCTCTTAGCTTGCTTCCGTCAGCCAATGTACGTGTACGCTTGTTGCCCACAATACGCTTACCGCTTTCAAACTTCTCACGAACAGCGCCTAAATTACCTGCTTCACTTACCGAACCTTCTTCACCTACACTACCTACCTTCTCCATTCCAGCCTTAACCTTATTCGCGGTCATTACCTTCTTGATATTGGTATATAGCTCCAGCTCTGCTTTGGCGGCATCAACTGCCTTCGCCTTCTGAGCCTCAGCTTCCTTGGCGTCGTTCAAGTCGCCCGTGTAATCCACCTTTATCATTTCGGCTTCCTTCAGCATTTTCTCGGCTCTCTTTATCTGTCCGTCTACAGCAGCTTCTGCGTTCTCGCCAAACTGCGAAGACATCCACTCCGCTCCATGTTCGGGTGTCATCTGCGAGTAGTCAGCAGTCTCACGGCCTTTCGTGTCCTTCATCATCGGCACAGGTGAGCCATCGGCAAATGTTAAAGTCTCGTTACTTCCATTGCCATTATCGGATGGATTCTTTTTTTCTCCTTCCCCTATAGGCTTTACATCTTCAACTCCAGGCGCCGACGCGCCCTCCTTCGGTGTTACAACACTCTCAGTCTTAGTATCGGATTCTTCACTTTTCTCTTTTCCCTTTTCACTTTCAGCGTAAGCCACCGAGTTCTTAACCTCCAACATCTCCTGATAGTTCTTGGCATAGTCCTCCGTCTTTTCCACATGGTCAAGCTGCACGTCCTTCTTGCTCACGAAGTCCATCTCCTTTGTATTCGGGTCAAGCACGCTAAGCATGTCGCCAACGCTTTCTCTCGCTCTACCCTCATTATCAAAGGCAACATCGCCCGCTCCAACAATAAGCAGTCTGCCATTGTTGTCCTTCACGAACAACATCTGGCCGCCCTCTTGCTTCTCACCGTTCAGCTCGCCCTTGTAGCTCCATTGCTCCACATGCTTCTGCACGGTCTCAGCAATCTTCTGTTCAGTTCCGCGATACATGCCCACAGCCTTAGCCTTGGTGTTGATATAGTCGGCAAAAGGTACAAGCTGTTCCTGCGTCAGTCCCGAGTTTATCAGCTCCATGTATATCTGAGGTTCCGAGAGACCTTCCTTTGTTAGTCTCTCATACTCCTGCTTCAACACATCGTTACTTTCCAAGGATGCATTAAACGCCTTTTCGGCATTATTCATGTTGTTCAGCACCTCAGCCACAGCCTCGTTGTTAGGATTCTCCGTGCCAAGGTTATTCTCCTCAACCACGTCCTTGCCCTCTGTCTGCGACTGGTCGGGATGCAACGTTCCTTCCGGGAACTGCTCTCCCTCATAAGCCTTTCTCAGAGCCACGCAAGCGTTCTGTTCTTCCTCGCTGCGCTTCAACGGGTCTTTGTCCATAGCTGCCTTCAACTGTTCAGCAGTAAAGCCAAACGTCTCAGCTACAGTCTCCAATGTTTCTTGTGCCGCCTTCTCGTCCTTTATCTGAGCTGCGCCATAGGCATTACTCAAACGTTGGTTTTCTTTCTTCGCCCCAAGATTGTATTTGATTGAAACGTATTCGTCGGCTGTCTTATAGCGGTTCTTTGAGAGCAACTCTCCATAAAGGCTATATTCACCCACATACGCTCCTCTCTCGTCACGCTCTATCGCTATATGGTCCATCATCGGACGGGCCGAAGGAACAGTTCCCATAACCAAAGCCGAGAATTTAGCCTTTGTGTCCCAAGGGATAGTTTCATCTGCCATTATCTCGTCATAGGCAGTCTTCACAAACTCAGTGTCTGTGTCCTTATACGACTCCTCGCCTTTCCCTTTGGCTGCGGTCTTCTTTGCTCGCATCGCCCAAGATGTCAGACTCTCTTTTCTCGTCAGCGGATTGCCGTGTACGTCATATCCGTAGAGCGTCTCTTCGCGCTTTGGCGCCTTGTCGCTTCCGAACAGCTGCTCTTTCTCCTCATTGGTAAAAACATATCCACCAAAGGCTGCTCTCTGTCCGTCAGATGTCATAAGGTTTTTAATGTTTCTCGCCACCATATCAAGGTAGCCTTCCTTTTTGCCATCATTCACCTGACGCTTAGGCAGTCTTGCGTGTGTCAGCTTCAAGGCTACAACATTGGCACAAGCCTCAAGTGTGCCTTCAACGCTCCAGAAGTCGGTATCATGTCCCTCTATCATCTTGGCGACATTGCCACCGACGTGCATACCCCAACCTTCCATCGCTATTTGGAACACCTTGGCAGGAATACGCTTCACGCCACTCACATTATAGATTCCTGCACCTACAGCACCACCAATGCCACCCATAGTAGCCCAGCTTGCGCCCTCAGAAAGACCGCCCATAGTCATAAGCTTCACGGTATTGCCTATCGAAGTGTCGTCGCCAGTAGAGTAGTTCTGCACGGCTGCATTCGTCGAACCGTACAGCACACCCGTCACGCCTTGACTCACAGCACCCGCTGTAGCCATTCTGACGATACGACCGCGCAATGACGTGTTCGCTATTCTTGCAGCCTGAGCTACTCCGTTACCCATAACCTTGCCTGCCACGGCTGCACCAGCCTTTCCTAATGCACCAAACACAGGAGCGTCTGCAGCAAAGCTCAATGTTCCGCGTGCCACTCTCGCACCCATACCCGGTTTAACATAAGGATTTTCCCCGTTGTCGGTCATAGCCATACCTTGCTGAGCATACTGTCTCTGCTTCTTTGACATCATGCCCATCGACAAGATAGTGCCTATCATCGAGTCGTTGACACCACGGATGATATATTCTGCCGTACTCTTAGGCATATTACGGCTCAATTCGCTCTTCTCAAACTCCTCAGCTATCTTTGCTTGCAAGCCAGGAGCTATATAATTCTTTACATAATCCTCTGGGTCGATACCAAACGAAGCTGCCTTTTCTACTATTTCCTTCTGCATCTTCGGGTCAGAGAACAACCCAGCCATGTCTTTCTCGGCATTCTTGCTGAGCTGATTCATTAGCTTGTCAGGGTCAAGGGCTTCATTGTAAGCCTTACCTGCTACCATATATGCAAATGGAGAAGCCTTGCTCAAAGCATCTTCTGCTGCAACACCTTTAACTGTCGCATCCTTAAACATCTTTTGGATACTATTGTTTATATATCCGCCAAGCTGTTTGTCAACAAGCTGTCTGCTGCTTTCTTCCAACTCATCCTCCAACTGCCCCCTTGTCTTCACAATATTGTTGTTCACGTCCTCGTTCCCAAGGTCAAAGGCTGGAGCATTCCTTCGTCTTATCTCACCCTCAGCATTTCTACCAGCCTCTTGTCCAGCCTGTTCCATTCTACGCTCCAGTGACTTCTGTGCTCTTCTCACACCGCCTACCATCTGTTTTACAGCACCCGGCTTTGTATAGTCTATAGGCATCTGCTCCTCGTCGCGCTTTCTAATCATATCAGCAGCGCGCAAGCCCTTCACTAGCTCGCTTTCCTTACCCGTAGTGCCACCGTTCCAATCATCCAATGTCACAGCATTCCTCTTCGGTGCTGAAACATTCTCAGATGTCGTAGTGTTCTCATGTGTTACAACACCACCGCCCCACTTCTCTTGCGCCACACTCTGTTGCGCGCGTCCAAGTGCCGAGCTATTGGGTTTCCCCTTTCCTCTTGTTATCGTTCTTCCCGTAAACAGATGAGCACCAAAGTCACCAACACGACTCGCATCCTTTACGCTCACATCGCCTCTTCGCCCTGTCTTTCGGTCTATTACCTCCATTCGAGCACCAGGGAATGCTTTTGCAAATCCCATCGGGTCCTTGTCATACGCTGTCTTGTCTACCGTATGCCTGTTACCTTTCGCATCCTTGAAATAATAATATCTATTGTCTGCCATATTTATTTATCGTGTTTTTATCTTTTTATGTCTACTTCACATACTGACTCCAGTTCGTTCCTTTACCAGTAGATGTACCACCTTTGGCTTGTGCCTTCGGCTTACTGCCAGAGCCTTGCCATCTTATAGGATTGGCGCCCTTGCGCTGTTCCCTAATCTGTTTAGCCTGACTCTTCGATACGGTCTTCGTCACATTGCGCACCTTCTTCTTACCCGAAGTATTCACGCCACGCTGGGCTGTATTGCTCGTTCTCACGTCTGTATAGCCAAATCCGTCCCTGAACGCCTTCCTAAGCGACTCGCCACGGCTTGAAGCGTCAAGCAAGCCATAACTTATAGCACCCTGAATAATCTGACGTGCTCGATCTGAACTTGGACTCACCATCTTGCCGTCACTTCCCTCATATCCATTCATGGCACGGTCAAGCTCCCTCTGCTTCTGAGGAGTAATCATTCCAAGGTTACGCATCTCGTTCCAAGCCTGTGCCTCTTGCTGTGGAGTAAGCTGGTTCTTGCTTGCCAATCTTCCGTAAGGTGTAGCATAGCCGTAACCTCCATTTGCACCTCCAGAACCCTTAGCTCCGCTTCCGCTACCACCTCTTGCAGCCCTCGATTGTGCCAAGGCAAGTCTGCTCGCACTTAGTCTTTCAGTAGCTTGGTTGTGGCGTTTGGTTTCGCCTAACCTCTCACCTGCCAACTTCAAGTTGCCTTCTTGTACCCCAAGCAAACCATCGCGATATGCCTTCAAGTCCTTAGCGTTCTGGTCTGCTCTCTTGTCAGCACTTTTCTTAAGCTCAACCATCTGCCCTTTATAAGCTCTGTCTGCATCTGCTGCATCCATCTTTATCTGCAAGTTGGCATTCTTATACGCAGCGTCAGCCTCAGCAGCAGCTTTTCTCGCACGTTCTGCCTTTCTCTTGTCAAGGTCTGCTTGCATCTCAGCAGTCGGACTATTAAACTTCTGTAGCGCAGCTCCCTTGGAAGTATTATAGATGTTCCCCATGTGTCGTATTGCGTCAGCTAAAGTGGCTATGCGCATATTGTTTCTCGTCATGCGCTCGTCATAATCATCATCACTTTCGCCTTCACGCCTTCCTGGTCGCTTCTTCGACAATCCGCCAAGCCACTTAAAGAAACCGCCATCCCTTTGACTATCGTCCTTCTCAAACACAGCAGTAACACCCTTATCACCACCAACACCACCCAAAGGCTTAGAGTTAAGAGCGTAAGAGGATGGCATACTTCCCTCCATATTACTTGGGTTTGATGTCTGCCACGATTGCTGAACATTACTGCCCTCATTCACTGGCTTACCGTAAGGTGACCATCCTACATTTACAGGCATATTCTCAAACGTAGTAGGTCGTTTACCGCTAAACACATTAGCTGGTTGCTGAGGCTGTGCCAAAACACCAGGAGCCACAACACCAGGCTGTGTTACAACACCCTCCCTCTTCTCCTTATCGTCCAATACTGTGTTCATAATCCTCCACGTTTTTCTTCAACAAGTCAAACGCCTGACCAAGGGTATTGACAAACTTCTCTGCCTTTTCCCTACGCTTGTACTGAAATTCTATCTCCTTGTTCAGTACAGCAATCACCTCGCACTTCTCTGACATGCGCTTAGCGTTCTTCTTCTTTATCCTCTCTATCACCTTGTCCTTATACGCCAAAGCATTCTCGGCCGACTTCAAGCAAGCGGCAAGATTGTCACGCTCGGCACACAAGCCGTCAAAATGCGCAGCAAGGCTCTTATAATCCTCTTGAAGTTTCTCCAACTCCAAGTGATAACGCTCTGCAAGCTCCTCATTCATCTTCAACGACTTCTCCAATATCTTTATCTTCTTTGCTTGCTCGTCAACAACAGAATCCTTCAACAAACCCGCAGCCTCCATCACACGATCAACGTCTACACCTTTCTTCGCGTTTATATCAATCTTTTTCTTTCCCATAGTATAATCTATTTTATTATTTTCCTACATGCGTTACAACGCTCCCTACACTCCCGTCACATTCTTCAACAACTTATCGCCAAAGTAGTCACTCGCTGTCTTTTCTCCAGCAACACCAGATGCACCTGCATCAGCTTTACCCGGACCATCCAACGCCGATGCTGCACTCATCATAGCATTACTCATATTCTGAGCTGCTTCAGCCGTGTTTGCTGCCTGCTGATTGTATATATCCTCTCTCTGCTTAGAAAGACTCTGCTCGTTCCTCATGTGCTGATCCGAAACACTCGCCTTTCTCGCTGTGTCATTGGCGCCAATATTCGCAATAGTATTACCCATCGTCCTATTTGCTGCCTCCTTTGCCATAGCTGTACTCGCGGCTGTTCCACCGCCAACTGCTGCAGCTCCATCCGCCTTACGAATGTAATTGTCCTGAACCTCCTGAGCCCTACGCATCAAGTTCTGACCAGCCTTTGTATCCAAGTAGTCCGTATTATACTCCTTGTCATACCAAGCCTTCTCCGCATTCGTGCGATATTTCTGCTCGGCCAATGCTCTCTTGGCTGCCTTACGCGACTTAAGACCTCCAAACAACGAGCTACCTACACTCAAACCTAAACTGGCTGCACCAAGCAAACCTATCATCGGATTATTCGCACCCGACAACTCACTAAAGCCTAATGGCAACCTAAAGTATCTGCTAATGTCTGTCATATCTATATCTTTTTTAATAACCATAACTAACATCCTTTCTCTCCAGTACCTTTTCCAGGAAATATACTAACGACCTCCTTTCTGTGGAGTACCTTTTCTGGGGAAAATGATGATGACCTCCTTTGAGAACAGTACCTTTTTATACCTATGCTTTTATCTACTATAATTCGCAGCCAGTACCTAAGCCCCCACCCCCTTTGGGTCGTTCATCATCCACCTATGCCTCATCGCATCCTTATCCTCGCCATCATGCTCTAACCTCTCCAACACGCCAGCACTCTAACCTATCCTCCCATATCACCCACCATGCCACATACCACTCATGCCACTATCGCCACCCCTCCACATCATCAAGAGCAATCATCTTTCCCTTGTATTACCTACCATGCGTCTACCAAAGCCACATCGTAACCTCATAACACATTGTATATCAGCCATTTACCCTTTTGGCTTCTGACCCCGCAAGGGTCATGTCAAGTAACACAACATTTGGAAGTCGAAAAAGGCAAGGACAGAAAGTCAAAGAGCGCATCCAAGAACCATAAAGCCATTACAACAAGCCAAAAGCCACAAAAGAAGCCATAGAAGTCCTTAGTAACGTCAAATTTAAGGAGAAAAGCAACATCTTTTTCCGTATTTCGTCATGTCACAATTTTTTACCTTCCTCCACAAACCCCTTTATCGGGCATTTAATACCAAAAACCGACATACAGACCAATTCATTTGGTCTAACCCCCGTAATTTTTGTGACCACCTAAAAGGATAGAGGATATTTAGAACAATTCAAAGGCATATAGATGTACGCGCGAAAAACCACTTTTGTAACAAAAAAGTCAAAAGAAGGCAAAACAAAGAGTTGCAAAGGTCAGTAAAAACGGCTTGCAAGTCGGAAAATCACGAAAAAATAACAAAAACACGCCTTATACGCTCAATAATGCGCACAAAGCACCTCACCGCATAAACACAAAAAGCCACTCCTGTGAGGATAGAGTGACTTATTAATTATATATATATAGGATAAAGGGTGTATATCTGTATTGGAGAAAGAGAGAACAATGGGGAGATAAGGGGGCTGCCGCCCCCAAGGGCTTACGCCCTCCCTTCACTGGACTGACGCCTAAAATTCTTCATCAACATATTGATATGGACCGTAATCGAGTCTTGCGGCATACGTTCCGTCTAATTTTATCACATCTATACAGAAGCCAAAATTATCTTGTTGAGGTGACTTTCCGCCATAATAATATTTAAACCCGTCATCGTCTATCGCTTCTGCTATTTTGTATTTATTTGCGAGAACACTTTTTATGGCATCCCTTTTTGAGATAGCTTCTTTTGCTGTTTTATTTTCGTACGCCATTATACAGCGATTAAAATAGCTAAAACCTGATGAAGAATACTGAAATTTAAAAAGGACAGTAGAAAAATATATCCCTCCGTAGCTAACACCCCTATAAGTAATACATGTCTTGTCAATATCCCACGAATTAGGCTCACCGAACTTTCTCTCAAGAATGTTCTTTACGTTTGTGTACGAGTCACCAAATTTCGCTCCACAAATCTCACGGCAAACCTCATCTTGCGCAAAACTACACAAAGCGAGGAATAAAAACGCCAACGATAGTAAAATTTTTCTTATGTTCATATTCTTATTTGTTAGTTATACTTCTTATTTCCTCAACGATTGTGTTGAACTCCTCAAGAGAGTCGGCAGTATAATGGATACCCTTGTAACGGATAAAGGCAGCGAAGTCCGTATCTTTCTCTTCTTCGAATAGTTCACTTATTCTGCAACCTATAGCAGTAGCGAACTTCTCGGCGGTAGAAACACGCATATCGTTTTTATCGTTCAGCAGTCTATTAACCGACACACGATTTATACCAAGACGTTTTGCTATCTCATCTTGGGTTATACCATATCTTTTTAGTACTTCTTTTATTCTCATGTTATGTTTTTTAATACGTTACATTATTATTACTGCAAATTTACTTATTATAATTTATATGTAGTATTATTACGTTAATATCTTAACAAGTTTTAAACCGATATACGTTACTTTGTTACTTTGGTTAAGTAACGTTAAATAGTTACATTTTCTCGGGTAAAAACTTGCTTATGTAACATATATACGTTACTTTTGCAAGCATAATCAAGAGATTACTTCAACATTAGTATTAACAATTAAAACTCTTATAATTATGAAGAAGAACAAATATTGCTACGGTTGGAACATTTACACCAATTACGGTTATGGATGGGAAGTAGAAGCAACCTACGATAGAAAAGAGACATCCTATGCACAAGTTAAGAAAGATGCACAAGAATACCGTATCGCAGGTGCTAACGTGAGGATTACGGAGACAAGATGGCTCAACAACTAACAGAAGATAAGGAGGGGCAACGCCCCTCCAAGGCTTCGCCAAACATTAATAACAATAAAACATACACATTATGAGAAAGTATATAGTTATCGACATTTGTAAGCAGTCGGGCAAGTACAACTTGCAAATAGTTGCACAGTATACCGACAGAGAAAAAGCACGAAACGACGCACAGCAGCGCAACGATAGCAATACAGATAAAAAACATCATTATTACAAGGTTTACATAATATCACATCCTTTATTATCATAACAGCTATGAAACAGTACATCAAGTTTAGCTACACAGAGGAGTATTTGCCGACTCCTCGGTGTAAGAAGCTTAGAGAGCGTGAGGTAAAGAGTTCTACATCTATAAACATCAAAGAATGTAGCAAGGAAGACGCACCTCTTGTTATGGTGGTCAAAAGCTATGACTGTGAGGAATGTGAGATAAGAGTGTTTAAAGGGAAACTATATCGCAATGTGCAATGGCGTAACATGAATCGTGCAGACGGTGAGCCAATAGAACAAAACGAGACTATAAACACAATTAACTGGCAGTTAATAATATGGGGTAATGATTATTACAATGATAGCCGTTGGACAGGTGAGAGAGGTGATGCTACTTCTAAAGCCAATATTAAGAAAAGAGCAAGTAAATATCTTATAATT